TCATCCTGTCCTCCTCTTCAAAATCGTCAGTACAGGCCCGCGTGAGTCCGTGGCTGATACCCTATTTGCAGCGTCGATCAGCTTCTCAAGCTCCGCGCCGGAGTAGTGGCTGGTGATGCTGCCGTTCTTGTGGCCGAGTAAGGCCTTGCGATCTTCCTCGGTTACGCCTGCCGCCCGAAGGCGACGACCAAACGTGTGTTTCAAATCATGCACCCTGATGGATGCGTACCCTGGGTGAGCGGGGCGAAGGTTTTCCTCCTGCCAGAGTTTCGCCGCTCTCGCCCGTGCTTTTTTCCAGGCCGAATCGTTCATGCGATGCATCGCGGTTCCGTTGTAGGGGAAAACCCACTCCCTACTGATGCCGCGCTGCTTGTCGATAACCGATTTGGCCACGGCATTGAGCACCACCAGGCGCTCGTCGCCATTCTTCACGCCGGATCGCTCGTTACGGCCGCCGAAGTCGGAAGGGATCAGAAAAACGCTGGTCCCCAGTTCCGGTACCTGGATTTCCCAATCCCATCTCAACTTGCAGACTTCCTGCTCCCGGCAACCCGTGTTCACCTTGAACAGGGCCATCTTCTGCAGGTGCGTCGGCAGCTCTCCAAAGAGGATCGACTGCTCGTCCCAAGTCATTGGGTAGGGCAGCCGCACCTTCTTCTTCAAATCGAGCTTTGTCAGCATCGGCACCGAGTCGAGCCAGGGCCTGCGCTCTTCATCCCGCCACTTTCTTGCGCAAAGCGACAGAATCCGGATCACCCGCTCAATGGAAATGTTCACTGTGCGAGGTGCAACTGGCTTCAGCTGCTTACCGCACGGTAGAACCATCCCGTTCAATCGATCAGCCACAAACTCCTCAAGTGCCTGGTCGTCGATGTGAGTCAACGGCAGATCCTTCAGATAGGGATGAAGGTGCGTGAGGTGGTGTGCCGAAAGCTTGATTGAGGGTTGGTCCTTGTACTCAAGCAGGAATCGCGTCGCTGCTTCCTCCCAGGTGCGTGTACGGCGAATACCGTAAACGCGCTCCTGGCGTAACTTTTCAAGCCTGTGAATCAGGTACTGCTCTGCTTCTTGCCGGTCACCAGTTCCAGTGCTTTCTCGAAGTCGCTCGCCCCGGAAGACCTTGTCGATTTGCCAGATGCCACCTTTCTGGTAGAGACCGGAGATCGTTTTTCGCGCCATTGTGTTGCTCCTTGGCGCTCGCTGCGAGGCCGATTGTTGTCCTGATTGGCTGCTTTTTCAATCGACTTGCTCTCGATGTAGGCGTCTGCCCATTCGTCGAGCTCGATCCGGTCGAAGCCAACGCCCTGTTTCCCGATCGGGAATTCGCGCACGTTCGGCCTGACCGTTTTGTTGAATTCGTCCTTGCACATGCCGAGGTAGCCAGGCGCATCACCGAAGCGAATGAAGCGCGGCTGAATACTGGTGACCTTGGCTGCTGTGGCATTTGCCATGGGGTGTCCTCGCCCGCGGTCAGCAGGCTTCAGGTTTATTCAGAATTGTGTTCGGGACAGTTGTCGCGACAGTTTGTAGAGTTGCGCCGCTCGACCGGCCCAGCGCACTTGTAAAGGGGCGAATGTGCTGGCCGGGACGAGCGCCAATTCAGATTTCGGGCGCGGGAATTTTGGAAAGCTCTGATAGTTACCGGCGTTGCGCGCGGCTATCGTTGAGTCGTTCGCCCAGTCCGTTGTCCTGACTATCCGTCGACTTTCCGGTGGGCTGTGGCGGACTCCTCCTGAGCTGCTGATGGGCATGTCCATCCGATAAGGGAATGCCTCTCCCTCCCACTTGCCCGGTTTGCCACGTATCGCACCATGGCGGTCATAGCGGTGAGGTTTCTTGCTGCTGAATAGCGCCTCACAAGCTTCGAGCAAGGCTGTCTCTCCCTGAATCGCCATCAACTCCCTACCAGCAATCGAACCCACTTGAATCCAGCCCGACTTTTCGCGGCCGTAGTTCTCCGTCTTGAACAGGCGGTAGCGATTCCGGTGCCCGGTATTGGGGGATGAGGTTTCAGAGTTCAGGTAGAAGGCCACTCCCTTACTTCGGACCCGAAGGAGTGTTCTAGCCATTCTGGGGCTCTCCCTGTTCCGCAGTAGCTTTCAGCTTGAAGCTGATACCGCATGCTGCTGCCAGGGAGGTGAGTTCACCGACGGTTGTCGAGCCTTCTTGTAGCGCCTGGCCGAAGCGAATCAGGCGAGCGCCAAGGTTGGCGAACTCATTCCCTTGAGAAGGGGTCGTGGATGTAGGCATGCTTTTCTCCAGGCAAGCCGAGGGCCTGCCGCGTTGTTGGCTTTCGCAAAAATGGATGGGGTGGTTCAGCGCCTTGGTTGGCGTTTAGCTAAATTAGCATAATGTAATTTTTATGCAATGCATTTTGCTAAATTTTAATTTGCTAATTTTTGAGCTCGGCAGGGCAGGGACGTTGCTAATCGTAGTGGCGAAGTAATGGTGCTAAATTTCGTATCGAAGAATTCGTGTTGGGGCCTGCTTCAAGGCTGTCAGGCTTGATGGCGACCTATGTTCTGAATGCGTTGTTCGCGCTGATCATCCAGCGCCGCGGAAGTGTTATTGAATGGCAAAGAAACAGCCGGCAGATACCAAAGCAGCGACTGCTGCTGATATCGAGCGATCAATCCAGGCCCTCAACAAAATGGCTGAGCGGCTCTGGGGCGATGGGCGAGAGACTGAGGCGCAAGCCCTGCTTAACGCCCTGGACGCACTAAACCGGGCGCTAGATCGGATAAGGATTGGAGAGAGCCGCAGGGTTCTTCATTGAAACGTACACGCCCCAGCTGAAGGCTGGGTGCATAAATAGTGAGGCTGATGGTTGATGGGGCTGCTCGATTTTTATCCGACCTTCTCGGCGGTCTTGCTAATCTCCAGCCTTACGAAAAGCCTCGCAGGGTCTTCACGCGAGGCTTTGTTGCATTCTGCGTGATGGTGGCTGTTATTGAGCTGATAGTGCTGAACCAGCTCTATGCCGTGCGCGGATAAGATGAAGGGTAGCCGTGTCTCTAAAGCAATACTACGATAGGATCGCTCGCTAAAAAGCGAGCTTGAAGGCCGCCTATATTTCTTTCTATTTCAAGGAGTTAGATTAAATGAAGGGTTTATTGAAGGCCACCCCAAGACAGTTCGCGCTCGACCTAGGAGTGGAGATCCAGCGCGACGTCAATGGCGTCGAGATGGGGGTTCTAGAAAATGGCATTCCATTTCTAACTCAACGTGGTTTAGCGCTTGTAGCAGGCGCCCCCCGTAGCGCGATACAGGACATAACGCAGGAGTGGGAGGAGCACTACGATGATGTCGTCCTCTCGAAAGACCGGATTTCCTTCATTAAGCAATACCTTAATGAGAAAGGATACAACGAGCGGAAACTGTATATTGAGACCGTAAGAGACGGGAGTCCTCACTATGCGTATCCCGATATAGTCTGCATGGCAGTATTGGAGTATTACGCTTTTGAGTCCAGATCCCCAAGTAAGTCAGCGTCTGACAATTATCGTAGATTTGCTACATATGGTTTGCAGCGCTTTATTTATGATTCGCTCGGTTATACTCCAGGAGACAAGTGGAAATACCATAATGACAGGGTTTCCATTTTAAATAATACGGCCCCTATCGGGCACTTCACTATTTTTTCAGAAATCAATGGCTTAGCTGTGGACCTAATTAACGCAGACTTGCCAGTGAACGATAAGACGATCCCGGATATCAGTGTAGGTATTACTTGGGGGAAATACTGGAGAGAAAATAGCCTGGCTGAGCTTTACGGCGAAAGGACAGAGTACGAGCATAATTACCCAAATTATTACCCCCAATCAATGAGCAACCCACAGCGCCCTTTCGCATATCCTGATGCGGCGCTTCCTACCTTCAGAAACTGGTTCAGAGAGGAGTATCTGCCGACAAAATTTCCAAAGTATATTCTTTCCAAGGCTAAGGTCTTGAGAGGTGGAACAGAAGAAGCTAAAGCCATCGCCGGCATGTACAGGCCGGAATTGCTGCCAGGTAAGAAATAACTCCCAAAGCCCGGCCCAGCGCCGGGCTTTTTCCATTTTTGCCTCTCACCAGAAGGCCAGTTCGATACTCTCTCTTCCCTACCTTCCAATGCAGTACATCATTCTGTGCAGAGGGCGAAAAATGAACAGAAAGATCACGACGCTCACTCTCGTGGGCCTCCTATCGATTTACACGCTCTTCTTGCCTTCCAGAGCCTAGGTATAGAGGTACGCCAAGCATCAGAATTCACCTTCACGCGCTTGGTGAAGGCTCCTATCTGTTCCTTAAGGCTTGACAATGCCAAACACCGATCTAGCGTTCACCTAAAGCACAGAAGCTTAAAGCTATCGAGCATGGAGGAGTGATCATGACAGCATTAAGAGTACTTATAAGCTCAACAATTATTGCTGGATGGTATTTGTTTCAAGGAACGGCGAATTCGGCAATGTTACCTACTGAGGAGGAGATTTTAGGAATACAACGTCTATGTGGCGCAGGAAATATTGAATCTGCATCAGCGAAGGTAAAAGTCGACGCCGCAATTAAAAGCTGGAAGGAGGCTGCAGTTACTGCTGAAACTGAAGTCGCAAAGAAAGACCTCACTGGGGCTCTAGGGCAAGTGAAAAGTGATGAGTATATTGGCCCAGTTTTTCAAATCTATGTGGACTGTGTAAGCAAAACCATACAACAGTTTATGGATAACGCTAGATTCGAGCCAATTAAGGTCAGTGTCACAGGTAGTAGCGCGCCACTAATTAGGAGTAATTACACTACTGATGAGCAAATGCAAAATGAGGGTTGCGACCAAGCAACTCAGGATGCACGGCCAAAGCTAACAAGGATGTGCGGAGATAAACTAATTTCAATTACAAGTGAGACATGTCCCAAGGCCACCGGCAGCCCTAGAACCTACACTTCGACAATAACAGCGACTTGCAAGTCCGGAATCTAACTCTTATAAGGACGCAATCATGTTTCATAAGAGCTTAATCCTGATACTTATACTTTCCTTTTCCAGTATTAGCTATGCAAGTTGCAATGTTAAGGAAATGATTACAATGAAAAAAGAAGGCTCTGGCCGCTCTATCATAAAGGAGAACTGTGATGAAGAGGTGGACGACGCTCCACGCTGCAATTTTTCTCGGGTTTTGAGTCTCGTTTTTCAAAATAAAAGTTCCTATACAATAGATAGCGAATGCGGCGCCTGTGAAAGACCTCAATGCGACACTCAAGCTGGGAGTTGTCCAATGAGGGTTCTTCCAAATGGGATGAGAGAGGGTGATGATTGTTTTTGTGCTTTGCCAATGGGCTCTATTGCAGGTACTCTTTCCTGCAACAATTAAAAAACATTAGGCCCTAGCATTAGAGTTATTTAACAGGCAGCACCTCAAGGGCGCCTTTATGTCGATAAGCAGTATAGTTACCAGTAGATGGAGCTTCTGCTGCTTAAGCAGCATTACGAGATTGCGTCCAGACAATCTAGTAGTTCACAACAGCTACGTTCATTGATCGATGAAGGCAGGTACCCGGTCCTGATAGATGAGAGTGGATATCGGCAGTAACTAATTGCCCACATTTAATGCCTTTCTCTTCCCCCTAGACGAAAGTCGCTCCACCGCCACTGAGCGGGCTTTTTGCTTTAGGTTGAGGGGAGAGCGGCAACCAGCTCCTCAAGGGAGATAATGTCTGTCTCCAGGTAGGAAGATCCAGCGTATGTCATAGCCAGTTGTTCGCCTCCGACGTCTATGATGTCCACAAGCCCAAGCAGGGAAAACAAATCGCATCCTTCGGCGCTCCCTACCTCAGGGGCTTCGAATTCATCCTCATCAACATACTGAGCGGCGAGGTCCTGAGCCTCCTCACGGGTCGCGAGAAGTTCTATTGCTGTAGGGGCCCAGTACTGGGAACGATCACAATAGATAATGGTATCTGGGCACCCAGAGCTCATGAGGCAGTAGGCGTGCTTCCCCTCAAGTGCTTGGTGATCCGAATGCTTTGGGCCGCGGCGAATAATCCAGGCTCCATTTGGTCCTCTGGCGCTGATATGGGGGATCAGGATCAACTGGCGGACCCACGGCGAGTAGTCGAAGAAGTCGATGGGGAGGGCTGGGCGCCCTAGATGCACTTCAGAGCTACCACACCTAAACTTCGATCGATGACTGTCTGCAGAAGACCATGCCCCGGATGGCTCCTGTTCTCTCATCAGTTTGATAATCGCCGGGATCAGCTCCTGAGACTTGCGCCCCATCATCGAGGCGCATCGCATTAAGTACCGCTCATCTTCTGCAACTTCTTCGGATGGAATCGGGGTGAGCATCTGCTTCCCGATCTCTACAAACTTCCACTCCCAGAGTCCGTCACGTTGCATATCAACCGCGATGTGATACTCGTTATGGTAGGTGCGCAGTTGTTCATCTCGCAGCGGGATAGCGTCTGTTTCGCGAGCAGCTCTGCCGGCGTGGATGTCTGGCTTGATTGCATCGATCGCGGCTTTCCAATCAGATCCTGGGCCTGACCAGATCAGGATTGCTTCAGGGAAGGCCACGCCTGATGCGTTCTCGCTCGGATTGCCAGGGTAGTAGCGCACGAGAGACGGAGAGCCAAAGAAGGCCTTGGCCCAGCTCCTAGTTGAGGGTACGACACCTTTATTTTGCAGCCCTATAACTAGATCCAGGTCACCACACGTCATTGCGCCACGGGCGTAGGACCCCACAACCCAGATCGATGTGATTTCGAGCTCACAAGTGAACTCACGGTAAATGTGCTTGTGTGTGATGCTACGGATGGAGTGCTCATCAAGCCTCTGGCAGATCCGGATCAGCTTTTTAGTGAACGACTCACGGGGATGACGCTTTTCGAGTGCGGCCATGCTCTCATCTCTGCAGGCGGGGCGAGGAGAACGACCGTATCATTCGGAGTGTTTGTAACACCATTAGCAACGGGTACAGCAGGTTCCTTCTTTTAGGGGCAAGCAGGGAGCACCACTCATGACTCGAATCTACGGCTATGTCATCACCCACGACACTGGCTTTGCCCCGAATCCCTATGGAGGCGTTCTAACTCTGGCCACCTGTAAGCCTGTAATTCGGCGCACAGCAAAAATGGGGGACTGGTTAGTTGGTACGGGATCGGCTTCTCGTGGCCTGAGAGGCAAGCTCGTATACGCCGCCAAGATCGATAAGGTGCTGACGCTCGAGGAGTACGGTAGGGATCCACAGTACGTCCTCAAGCGGCCTTCAGTGAGTGGAGATGATGCAAGTCGTCAAGGAGACAATCTGTATTTCAAGGACGAGGAGGGTGATTGGTTCCAGCGGGAAAGCGATCATCATGACTGCTCACATATGGATCGTGATTTGAGTGGTAAGAACGTCCTGATAGCGAAGTCGTTCTGGTACTTCGGTAGTAAAGCCCGTGATCTGCCTGAGAGTCTGCAACTGATCATAAAGGCTGGGCCTGGTCACAAGTGCACTGACTCTCCTGAAGTCATGGAGCGCTTGGAGAAGTGGCTGTCGCAGTTTGAGTTGGGTGTCGTTGGCGAGGCCGAAGTCTCCGGCTTAGGATCGTGTGGCTCTTGCTGAGGCTCGCTCTGATCGGTGCTGCAGACGAAGAGACTCGAACTCTTACACCTTGCGGCGCTGGAACCTAAATCCAGTGTTTCTAGAAAGCCTTCACCCCCCTTTAATCGATCGGGGTCACCCCGCCATAGCCCCAGTCAGTGTTTTCCCTGGTGCGCAGTGTTTGCGTCATAGGGGATCTGGGGAAAGGCCTTTCGGAAACTGGTCGTAACCATCTAGTCGAATCGGTCGGAAGAGCATCCTCATGAGTGCCATTGATGCCTCCTCGGCATGAGGAAAACCTCGCTCAAGTTGCCCCCACATTTGTCTTGCCAGTAGCCTTAGCTCTAGCCGTGCGCCGACCCGTGAAGTATGAAGCCAAACCATCACTGCCGCGGCCTCCTGAAGGCGTCCTTCGGTTTGGAGGGTTCTGATCATCCTATTGAGAGCTGAAGGGGTTTCCGGCTGAACTGTGTAAGCCCCAATTGGATCACTCAGAAGGAAGCCTGCGTCCTCCAATCGATTCCGAGTGTCTGCCGCAAGCGCCACGACTAGGCCAATCTCATCAGCGTCCATCTGGCTAAGCTGGGCAATGAAGGACGAAATTTCGCTTTCTTGAATACGGAGGTATCGGGCGAGCTTCCATTTTGTGAACAGCCCCATTTTTCCTTCCCTGATGATCATTGCTCGGTGTTGGTTGACGATAACCCACCTCATGGGCTCATGCCATTACGGCATCCTGGCTGTGTCCTTGGGCTGTGCTGCGCTGGCTGTTACCTTTTGCTAACTGGCGATAGACTGAGTGCTATTGCTGGTTGGATAGACAGTGTGTGAGCGTTCAAACCTTGTTTGGCCTAGCCAGACTGAACAGAGAGCGGGCCCCCACCGTTTGATCCATCAACCTATTTCGATACTGAGCGCTTGGGAGGGCGTAGAAATGGAACGTATTTATCGTCTTCTGGATTGGCTCGACATGGCGCAGGCTGTGGATTGGCTCAGCACTCTCACTGGATCCCCAATAGGTGAGAAAGAGTTATCGAGGCTGGTCTTCTCAAAGCAGTGTGACGTTTACATTCAGGCGCTCGGTTTAGCTGGCCATTACATCAATGACGAAGGTCACGAAGTAGAGGTAATCGGGCGCGGCTTCCAGCTAGTTCTCGGCACCGAAACCATTAGAAAGGCTGACAAAAAAAATGGGAAACCTGAAAAACGCAGTCTCAGCCTTGAAGGCGTCAGATATGAGCCAAACCCGTTAGATCGTGAAATAGCCATTAGAGCTGATTACGAATATTGGGAGGCGATTACTGAGGATGAGGAAGGGTTTCCGTTGTATTTCAAACCTACTGACATTCAGGCCTTAGCTGCAAAGATTACAGATGCTCCCGAGCAACCTGATTCAGCTCGGCTAGAAGATCTGAGGCAGCAACTCAAGCAGGAAAAAAGCGCTCGAGAGGCTGTCGAAGCCGAGCTTCTAAAGCGACGTGCTGAGGACGGCAAAAGAACTCTAGTCGACATTAGAAACATGCTTGTGCATGACGATGAAGAATTTAGGAGCATGCAAGAGCGTGCAGAACAGGCTGAGCGAATGGTTGCAGCTTTGGATCGGCAACTGACAGAGTTGAGCGAGAGCAAGCGCGCTAATGATAAAGCCTTTAAAGCTTTGACACAGGAGGTGCGGAAGCTTCATGGTCGCGAACAACCCGAAAACCAGCACGGGAAATCATCTACTGGTTTGACCTTTCCCTACGCCACTAAACAGCTAGAAGCCATGCGTGATGCAGCACTCGCTCACTGGGTGGCTCACGATAGATCCAAGCCGGCCCCCTATGGTATTCAAAAGACGGTAGCAACATTCCTGGCTGCTCGCACTGGAGAGAATGCTCGGAAGCTCGCCGAGTTGGCCGCGGCCATCAAGCCTGACGATCTTCCTAAAAGCTAACCAACAACCTGACATAGTGTCATGTCAGTATGTCAGGGCTGTCTGACATCAGACCTTGAGCCTCAATCTGTTTCCAGTCCCAATCAATGGCAGGAAACAGATATGTCCGAATTGAAAGATCAAGTTCTATTAGAGCCAGCCAACATCATCATTCGCATGCCTGAGGTCGAGAAGATTACAGGCCTAGCGCGTTCAACGATCTACAAGCGCTTGAAAGCCGATCCAACATTTCCACGGCCTGTTCCTCTAAGTAACGCCAATACTCGTGGCTCGCCTGTCGGATTCGTTTTGGCTGAGGTCCAAGAGTGGGTGGGGCAGCGTATGACAATGAGGGGAGTGCCTAGGACACACAGGAATTTTGAGAATAGCTGAGAGGAATGGGGTTATTCCTTTGGATAACGCTTCCGAGGCTTGGGGCCCTTTGGGGCAGCAGTAAAACCAACCATTTGATCAAGCTCTCCAAGTGCTTGGAATGCTCGCCTCAGTGCTTCGCCGATTTTCTCATTGGCTTGGCTCCCATCCTTCATTCGATGAGTCTCATGAAGACCCATGAGCAGAGCGTCTTTGTTGATGCTGGTCGTCATCCGCATTGGAGGAGGGTTGTTGTCGTCATTAATTTCATCGTCTTGTCTGATGCTCACCTCAACAGAAAGCCCTTTTTGCCGACCTATTTCTATCAAGGTGTCAACGAGTTCACCCATACCCATTGGTTTGGCGCGGTGTGATGCGAAGCTTTCTTCAAGGCGGGAAATAATCTCAGCATGCAAAGAGCGAGAGCCTTGTCTGGCGCTTTCGTCCAGTCGCTGACGGAGCTCGCTCGGCATGCGTATGGGATAGGGAGATATCGCGTGTCGATCGTTCATGACTGACCTGAATTTTGTATTAAGGGCAGTATGCGAAATGAATCAAAAAGACTCAATGAGTTAACTTGACTCTTTTTTGTTGTGAGTTAATATGAGTCCACAAACGACAAGGAGCAAAATATGAAAGATGTGCACAAGGTGGCCCCGTTCAGCTTGAGAATTGATGAACAGCTTAAGACAAAGGCAAGAGAGGCCGCGGTAGCTCATCGTCGAAGCCTGAACGCAGAGCTTGGACTGTTGATTGAGGAGGGTTTCAAGTGGCGGGAAATTCAAAGCAAGCAGGCAATAGCCTGAAACGAAGAAGTCCCGACGAGGTGAGAGTCGTCAGGACTTCAGGAAACGAGATCAACTTCGAGGAAGAAATCGTCATGGGTAAGCATACCGAAGTAACCGAAAAACTCAATGCTGGCGCTAGCAAGGTGCCGGTCACCGTTGAGAGTTCATTCACCCGTTGCAATAGCGAGCGTCAGGAACTGTTCGCTGTTTGCTCAGGCATTTCTGTAATAGATGCGCTTGGCGAGGCGTCTTGCATCCTCAGCGAGCTCAAAGGGCAGCTCGAGTTCATGGCAATGGGGAGAGACTCCATACCGCCAATCAACGCTTGGTCGTTTTACCGAGCAGTAGATTCGGCGAAGGCCGTAATCGACTCGGTCCAAGAAGGCTTGGAGAAAGGTCAATGAATATCTCCTCCAGCCAACATAGTCAGCCACTCGGTATCGCGACACATTTTCAGCCTCAACAAGGTGTGTCGCATAGCTCCATGTCCTCTCGCGAGATCGCCGATCTAGTGGATTCTCGCCATGACAAGGTCAAACAATCCATCGATCGCCTGGTAGAGCGCGGTGTAATCGTCCAACCCCCAATGGGGGATGAACAATTCCGTGACTCGATTGGCCGGCCGCGGACTGAATCCGTCTACCACGTTTGCAAGCGCGACAGCTTCATTGTCGTCGCGCAGCTCTGCCCTGAGTTCACAGCGCGCCTGGTCGACCGCTGGCAAGAGTTGGAAGAGCAGGTAGCCAAGCCGGCTTTCGACTACGCCGCGGCACTCAGTGATCCTCGAACTCTCCTGGCGCTGCTCACCGAAAACGTGACGAAGGTTGTCGCGTTGGAGGCTGACAACACTGAGCTGACCAAAGAGAACCATCTTCTGGAAGTGAAGGTGGAGCAGGACGCGCCGAAGGTGGCCTTCCACGACATGGTTGTGGTGTCACACAAGACGTACAACGCTGCCCAGGCTGCGAAGATCATCGGTACTGGCCGTACCAGGTTGTTGCAGTTCATGCGGCAGAAAGGTTGGGTGACCAGGGCCAATGAGCCGTACCAGGCGAAGATCGAGGCCGGGTTGCTCGATGTGAAGCTGGGTACCTTCGATCATCCGACTCAGGGCACGATCCCAACGTGCTCGACGCTGATCACCGGCAAGGGGCTGACCAAGCTGCAGGCCATGTGGCAGAGCAGGGAAGCGGACTTGCTTGAGTAGTAGAGAAGAGAGCCCGGCCTAGCGCCGGGCTCTTTGCTTTGTCCCAAAGCTGTGTGGTTTAGGGCGGGGCTAAATGTTAGTTTTTGGAAAACGGATTTCGAGTTCCCAATGACCCCTGAAGAAATAGAGTTAGAAGAAGCGGCTTTTCAGTTCGCCATTGCACACCGTCGTCCTCTCGCAAAGAAAATTGTCGATACCGATGTTTTTATCCCTGAGCGTGCTCCGCTCACTGTTTTTATGGCGGGCTCACCTGGTGCAGGGAAAACAGAGGTTTCCAAGGCAATGGTGGAGGCTCTGGAGAAGGGGCGTCAGGAGGTTGGGGGACGTCGAGTATTGCGAATTGACCCTGACGACTTCCGAGAGCTTATTCCAGGGTACTCAGGCGGAAACTCTTATCTTTTCCAGCGTGCTGTGACAAAAATCCTCGAAAAAGTCTTGGACAGAGCTTTTGAAAAGCGTGTTTCGTTCATCCTTGATGGGACGATGTCGAACCTTGGTGTAGCAAAGCGGAATATCGATAGGGTTCTGAATGGGAACCGAGTGGCCCAAGTAATGTATGTCTATCAGCGCCCAGAGCTCGCCTGGGAGTTTGTGAAGGCGCGAGAAATAACTGAGGGAAGAAATATTCCCATGGAAAAATTTGCTCAACAGTACCTGGCGGTGCGGAGGAATATTGTTGAGCTGAGGCGGTCCTATGGGCAGGATTTGCACATAGATTTGCTTGTAAAAAACACTGATTGCGCCGAGGAGTTCTATGAGGAAGGGGTAACTGTGGAGCAGATTGACGCCCTAATTCCTGAGACCTATGATTACCAGCAGCTCATTGAGCTACTGACTGAGGCTGATCGTCATGCGTAAAACTGACACCGAAGACTCTAGCCTGTTGGCTGATTTCTTCAGTAATGCCTCCTATGAAACCAAGCGTGAGGTTTTCAGGGAGGTGCTTCATAAGGCAAGCGCCTCTCAGCGTGAGGTGGTTGCACACGCGGCAAAAATCAAATGCTCACTGTCCACTGGTGACTCTGGTAGTAACAAAAAACCAGGCGCCTAGTTTTTTGAGTACCCAGTAGAAGCCCAGCCTGCCCGCTGGGCTTTTTCGTTTCTTCTCACCCCATAGTGGAGAACTGGAGAGAGCGAGGTGGGAAATGAAAAAGCGCGATCTGTTCGCTGAGCTGATGCAAGGTGTGGAGGAGATGGGCGAGCACCGGAAGGGGAAGATCATTCTTCGTCAGTACGGGATGGAGGGCACAGTCAGTGTTCGCCAGGAAAATTCGCACCAGTCCGGACACACTGAAGAATTGGGAGCAGTCAAAGCCGAATGCCCAGGCAGCATTGCTGATTAAGCTGGTCCAGCGTTTCCCTGATATGGTCGAGCGTTTTAACACTGTTTGAAGCGTTGATTATCCATAAGCCCGGCCTAGTGCCGGGCTTTTTGCATCTGGCTTAAGGTTTTTCGGCGTTGGCCTTCTCAAGCAGGCCTGCGATGCCCTCCAGCAGCACTAAGTCAGACTCCTTGAGCTTGCCCTTTGCCGCGGCTCTGGCCAGTTTTTCGATCACGGCGATCGCTCTGGGCGAGGCGGTTTGCTGCAGGGCTTTGTAGGCAGGGGATGGCTGATCTCGAACTTCATGGCGGGTGAACTCTCCCTCGATGAGGTTTGAGCCGTAGCCACTCGGGTTGACCAGGACACCTGGCGCCAAGCCGATCTTCTGCTCGAGATTGAGCGCAGCTTTCTCGCCCAGGCCGCGATGCCCGTTGAGGATCTGGGACAGATAGGAAGCGTCCAGATCGTGCTGGTCGGCGAAGTCTTTCTGGCTGAGTGGGCCGATGACACGCCGCAGCGCTTCGACCCGAAGGGTTTTCATATCCATAGACGAATAGTGTCCCTGCGTTAGCAAACAGTAAATTATAAATTGCTATTGTTTATTGAATTAGCAAAGAGTAATCTTAGGGCTCTTAGGAGAATGACCATGACGCTAATCGAATTCATGCGCTCCCTGGACGCCGTTTCGCTGGATGCCCTGGCTAAGCGTTGCGATACCAGCGTGGGCCAACTCAAGCAGGTTGCTTACAACGTACGCCGAGCTAATCCAGCTCTTGCGATCAAGCTTGAACGCGAGTCGGGGAGGGCGGTGACCTGTGAGGAGCTTAGACCTGATGTTGACTGGGCGTATCTGCGGAACTCATTGGCTGAGGCCAAGCAGTCAGCTGCCTGAAACGGTTGGAAACGGCTCTGAAACTCAATCTTTAAACTTGATTAAAAGTCTTCCCGCGGTGGTGAGCCCATTGTGCTCACCAAGCGAAAGCACTGCCACGACAACCACAAAGAGGTTTCCCGAATGGAACAAGTACACCGCGCGATTCATGAGGCAGTGCTGGAAGCGGGGCCTAAGCAGTTGGCTCACCTGATGGGCATGAGCCATACCGCGCTGCTCAATCGCAGCAATCCAAACGACGATTCGCACCGGCTGAACCTGGAGCAGTTTCTACAGATTCTGGTGCACAGCAAGAACCCTGAGCCACTGCAGCTTCTGGCCGGTGCCCTGGGCTATGTGCTGGTGCCTCAGGTGAGGCCGGAAGGGGTCAGCCTGGTTCAGGCATTGGTGCACCTGGCAGCTGAGTCAGGCGATGTCTCTCGCGCAGTTCACGACGCTATGGCTGATGGCCGTGTCACTCAGATCGAGAAGGCGGGAATCCAGAAAGAAATCGGCCATGTTCGGCAGTGTTTGCTGGTGCTCGAGGAGTCGGTGAAGGCGGCCTAAGCAAGGGCCGAGGAAATTCTTAAACGGCGCTGATACTCAACTGATTCAACGCATCAGTGACCATGAGATTGCCCATCAGAAACAGCTCGGCAGAGCAGGACTTGCATTATTTCAAAAGGGTGGATGATGAGATTCGCCCGGTCCAAAAAGCAACAAACCCGGCGGGAACCGGGTTCATCAATCGTCCTGTGCAACCAGGACAACACATCTCGAAGAGGCACCTAATAATGGCACACGCAATCCGTAGTGAACAAGTTCGCTCATTAATGGCAGTGAGTTTTCCGCCAACTCGTACGCGTGACGACCTGAGTTTCACGTCGCGCGATGAGCAGGGCCGCATGATCAACTGGCCGCGCAACAACCCTGGGGTAACAGCTGATTGGGGGAAAGGGGTTGGTTTCTTTGAGTCAGAGATAGGTGCGTTGGCGGCATTTGACGAGACGGAAGCCTTTTACGCAATTGAGTTCGCGATCACGGGTATGGCGGGGCGATGCACCTGTCTGGAAATTGGTTTCGCAGAGTCGGTGGCAAGAGCGGCTGTGCTTGGTCTTCGGGCTATGCGCTCTGGAGAAGCCCGATTTGAACCATCGGAGCAGGAGGACAACCAATGAGCCGGCAAAACCTACCCCTGAAACGCATCGCTGATGAGGCCGAGTCGATGCGCTCCACAGGCTACTTCGTCGACGCTCTTGGCCGTCTCTTTCTCGACCTGGCAGCAGAGGCTCCTTGCTCTGTCGAAAAGATCCTCAATGGTTACACCGTAGGTGGGATTGCTGAAGGGCTTCGGATCGTTGGTAGTGAGTTGATGTATCGGGCAGAAGAACTGCAGGGCCTGCTGGAGAAGCAGGCGAACAAGGAGTCTGTATGAGCACGATCACCAGCTACCCCTACCAGCTCAAAGTCACAGATGGCGTCGTACTGATCTGTGATCCCGATAAAGGTGAGCCTGTTATCCGGCTCACCCCCGAGCTCCATGAGGTGTTCATGGCTCACGTAAGCATTCTCGTCAAAGAGGCTCGTGAGCAGGCTGCTGAAGGGGGGAGGGGGAGAGCATGAGTTTTCAAGCAATGGCCTGGGCCGTAGAGCAAAAGCTGCCAACTCGGGAGAAATTTGTTCTGCTGATGCTGGCGAACCGTACGAACCACGACACAGGTCGTTGCGACCCCTCGCACAAGCGCTTGGCGGAAGACTGCGGTATGAGCCAGTCGACCGTTAAACGTGCCATTCAACAGCTCGAGGAGGATGGCTATCTCGTTGTCGAAAACCGGTCTGTTGAGGGGGTGAAAATCCCAAACCAATACCTGCTTTTACTCGACAGGGGGGTAGGGTCACACAGACCCTACCCCGTTCACAGTGAACCTAGGGTGGGTTCACACAGACCTGAGGGGTCAGGTCACACAGACCTGAGGGTAGGGTCACACAGACCTATAAAACAGGAATTAAACCTGGAAGGTAAACCTGAAGAGATTGGCGCAAGCGCCAAAACGAAAGATTTGGTCGGTGTGAAGGAAATGATTTCCACAGTGCCAGGCCTGAGCGAGCAGGTTGCCAAGGACTTCTTGAAAATCCGAAAGGCGAAGCGTGCGCCGCTGACTCAAACGGCATGGAGTCGAATCCTGGCCGTGTTGGCCGAGGCGGAGACCAAAGGGTGCAAACCGGAGTCCGCACTCGGTGAGGCGGTTGAGCGTTGTTGGCAAACTGTGAAAATCGAATGGCTCGTCAATGCAGGATTACTCAGCAGTGCTCAGGTCGTTCCGTTCCGTGCCAAGGGAGGGCCGCTGCAGCCTGGATTTTTCTACCACCCTGACGACAACGGCCTTGCCCCAGAAAAGCGTCGAGTATTGAGCTCTGAAACTCACGATCCGTGCACCGGCTACACGCTTGAATACATGCGTAAGCGAGGGCTTCTATGACGCCCTCCGAAGTGGCCCGCCGGCTGGCTGATCGTGTCGCTGATGTATGCCACCACCTGTTTCCATCCGGTAAGCGCGAAGGCTCCGAGTGGCGTGTGGGCAGCACCAATGGCGAAAAGGGTAAGAGTCTTGGTGTCTGTCTCAAGGGCGATAAGGCTGGTATCTGGTGCGACTTCTCCACTGGTGAGACGGGCGATCTGCTTGACCTGTGGTGCTCCGTTCGCAGTTGCGACCTGCGCGTAGCACTGACTGAAGCTAGGTCCTATCTGGGTCTAGCAGAACCGTCGCTGGCCGCTCCGGCGAAGAAGGTTTATGCACGTCCTGAGCGTCCAAAATGTGTGACACCAAAGCAAGACTCTCCGGTTATGGAGTACCTGAAGGGACGCAGCCTGACTGAGGACACGATTGCGGCTTTCAAGATCGGCGAGAGGGGGCGAGACATCGTGTTCCCGTTTCTGCGTGATGGTGGGCTGGTTCACTGGAAGACGTTGGGCATCGATCGCGAAGGTGGGAAGAAAAAAATATTCGCTGCCAAGGATTCAGAGCCATGTCTGTTTGGCTGGCAAACAATTCCGGCCGACACCCGCGAGGTGACCATCACTGAGGGAGAAATCGACGCCATGACGGCATGGCAGTACGGACGGCCTGCACTCTCAGTTCCCATGGGTGGTGGCACAGGGGCCAAGCAGGGGTGGATCGAACACGAGTACGGAAACCTGCAGCGCTTCGATACGATTTATCTGTGCCTCGACAATGACGAAGCAGGAAAGCAGGCAACTGAGGAGATCGTAAAACGCCTTGGGCGTGAACGTTGCCGCATCGTCGACTTAGGTTGTAAGGATTTTAATGTCGCGTTGGATAGCCTGTTTTACAGCCGTGAAGACATTGACGATTGCTACGCAAAAGCGAAGAGCCTCGACCCCGAAAAGCTGCTGGGCGTTCTCGAGTTTCGTGATGATGTTTGCGCTGAATTTTTCGAGCGAAACCCGACTGTTTCCGGAATGACTGTCCCGTGGAAAAAGTCCCTGGACGTCATCCGCTTTCGCAGCAGTGAAGTCTCCGTTTGGACTGGTTGGAGCGGCCATGGCAAGTCGCAGTTGCTGAACTACCTGGCGTTCCATGGCATGCGACAAGGTGAGAGGTTCTGTATCGCCTCCATGGAGATGCCTGCCAAACGAACTTTGCAGCGCATGGTTCGTCAGGCCGCGGGAATGAATTCACCGTCTCGAGGTTACATCAACGCGATTCTCGATTCGCTTGCTGAAAGGCTCTGGATCTACAACCAGGTGGGATCTGCGAAAACGCCTGAATTGATCGATACCTTTCGCTATGCGGCCAGGCGTTACGGAGTCAGTCAGTTCATCGTGGATAGCCTGGCCAAGCTTGGTATGGCTGAGGACGACTACAACGGCCAGAAACAGGCGATGGAAGCCTTGGTGGGGTTTGCTCATGAGATGGGTGTCCACGTTCACCTTGTGGCCCACCCACGTAAGGCTGATGACGAATGCAAAGCTCCAGGAAAGCTGGATGTCCGCGGCGGCGCGATTCTCACTGACCTTGCAGACAATGTGATCACGGTCTGGCGAAACAAGAAAAAAGAGGAAGCGCAGAAGGCTGGTGAAGAGACTCACGACCACCAAGCAGACGTGCACATGATCATCAGTAAGCAGCGTCTCACTGGAGTCGAGGAGAAGATTCCGCTTTGGTTTGATGCCGCATCTGCCCAGTACCTCGAGCACGAGGGCCATAAACCTCGACAGTGGGTGAACTATTCAGGTCAGCCAGAACAACGCCCAGATCTGCAGGTATCCGCATGAACCTCTACGCAATTCATATCGATAGTGGGGACTACGAATGAGCAATATTACCGCGGCGCTGCCGCGCAAAAGTATGAGTGGCTTGGAGCGCCAGTTCTTGAAGATCGCCGGCGAAGAGTTGGCGAAAGTGAAAGTCGGAGGGCCTACAGCTTTGGCGTACCTGCTGGACATGGTCGCGACCTGGCATGGCCTTCGTACTGAGATCGGTTTCCACTATTTTGGTCAGCGTTGGCTGATTGAGGGTAACGCGAAAAACAAGCCCGCCGACCGGCTGTTGCGGGATCTGTTTGGGCTGAGCGATCCAGCCCCGAGGAGAGCTGCATGAAAAAGCGCACGTATTTCGATAAGCCTCTTGGTGATACTGAGTATCTGCTTGAACAGTGGGGATGGTGGCGCATGGATGGGATGGGTGTTCCTGGATACGTTTCTCAGTTGGCCGCGGTAATGAGTCAGAGGAATCCTGTGAAAAGTATGAAGGCGTACGTCATTACCGACGATGTTGCTCTCGTGGTTGACCAGCTTCTTGCGCGGCTAATCAAGCGCGACCAGCAGATGGGGGATTTCGTCTGGCTCTACTTCGGCTCTAAATGGCCAGCCAACCGTATTGGAAGGGAAAACAGCATGTCAGAGCGCAAGGCCTGGGAGCTAATCAAAGCCGGCGTCGGCTGGATTGATGGGGCTTTGGATCAATCGGCAGAGGCTGCTTAAAAGTCCTTTCCGTACGGATAACGGTATGATTCTATGGCACGGTGTTCAGCTTCTCAGCACGACACCACAGAGAAAACCCGGCCAATGAGCCGGGTTTTTTGTTGCCGCTATTTAGCTATCACTATATACCTTGTTCTCCTTTCACTCGGAGACTACAGGGATGAATGACGACGCCAAGAGGTTTGAAGAAGAGATTGAGGAAACATTCAATCAGAACCTCTTCACGAAGCTTGAATGGGAAGGTCGCGGGGTGGATCCGGCGCTCCAGCGGCTCGTCGATCTGGTCAACAACGTTAAAGCAGAGATCGGTGTGACACTGTCAATTGGCGCAGGCTTTATTTCCGGGGTGGTAATTCCTCTAGATCGATACTGGGAGCTCTTTGCTGAACAGTGCACTCGTAGCCTCAACGGTAGTGAGGAAATGAGGCGCTCGTTCCTGTCGTGGCATTCAGAACCTCCTGAGGGGGTGCTGTTGCCCGCTCAGTTTGTGCATCTCAGAGACGCTAAGATGCACACGCCCGACGGCGCCATTCCTGTAGAGGAGGGAGCGTTATGGAGAGGAAAGCTGTCTTCGGTTGAAGGATTTATCATCGGAAAGTTTAGCCCTAAGTGAAGCTACCATCTTTATCATGTAAGCCCGCCTAGAGCGGGCTTTTTATGCCTCAACTTCACCTATAGCCAGGGCAGCCCTCGGGAAGACCTGGGCGTCGGAAACCGTAAGAAAGTAAGACTGGCAACCCAGTGTGCTCGGCAGGGCTGGCCAGGCAAACACATGTGCTACGTATGTTTTTCTGCGTCTATGCTTGTTGTTCCAATCAAAGGAGGTACAAGCAATGGAAGCTGCTGGATATGACAGATTGTCCAATTTGGCAAGCGCTAACGGGGAGGTGGGCACCGGTGGACTTGCCAATTGTATTGCTGTGGTGGGTTTCGATACATCGAATCGAATGGCTATTGCTCATTACAACACAATTAATTGCATGGATACTTCAAGTAACCCACCGCGATGGAATGAAGCATCGTTAACAAACTTCCGCGAATGGTTCAAAAAACAAAGACAAGCAACTAAATTCATGGTTGGCCTTGGTAAGGGCTGGACCGATCCTGAAGGTGACATGGTCCGCCTTCGCATTGAGCTTATCCAGCTAATCATCAAGGTTTTTGGGTATGAACCAACTGTTGCAGGCTATTGCATTACCTGCAGAGAGAGAACCCTGACCGCGCATGCAAATGACAGTGTTATGCCTCAAGGCTGGGGTCAAATGGGCCTAGTGATTCCGTACGATCAGTTAAGAGCGAGATGACCCCACGTCTCGTATAGCTATTGCGTGCGTCATCAGCGGAAGTGTCCTGTCGTTATCGGTACTGCTTTGGCGGGCTGCAGAAAGATGCGCGCACCTATTCAGGGCCCCAGCATTCGCTGGGGCTTTTTCATTTCTGGAGCACAGCATGAAGAGCAAGTACCGCCAGGCTGTTGAGTCGGTTATCGCGCAGGAAGCCAAGCTGGCCGAAGTGAAGAAGATGCATGACGAGGCAGTAGGTCGTGTGCAGAAGACGGCTGAATGGCTCGCACTGAACGAGGCCAGCCTGAAGAGTTACGAAGACAGGCTGGCTGAGCTCGAAAGGTCGCTAGGGTTAGAAGCCTAGCCCTTGATCAAGAAGTGTTGGGTATTCAATCTTTCCTTTGGTTGTCTTGCTTCGGTTTTTCACGTCGACAACCAGCATTATGTCTTTCGACGTATCGAAGCCGGTCTCAAGCCATAGCCGGCTGGCAAGGCTATCGGCAGTTTCATTTGCCTCAAACGCAAAGAATGAAGATGTCTCCGGCCAGGGATATGTTGTCGCTATTTCCTGAACTTTTTTGACGAATCCGTCATAGCGTTCTTGGTAGCTTGAATCTGACTTGAATCGAAATGTGACGATAAAGTTTGCCATGGTTCCATCCGTTGTCGCGATTGTAGGGATCACGACGATAGCACGGAGCCATATGCCCGCCACTGAGCGGGCTTTTTCATTTTTGGGCTATGCCCAGGCCAACGCAGACCCTTTTTAATTCATCAACTCCCGACCGGGAGGAAATCGAGATGCCGAACATGCCCGATAAACCAGATACCTGGCTGCTCGTCCTTGCGTGGCTGAGCCAGCACGCGCCGACGATCTATGCCGGTGCGCTGTCGTTCGTAGTGGGTGCGCTACGCATCATCTACGGCGGCGGGACTCGGCGCCAGGCTCTGCTCGAGGCCTGTCTCTGTACTCTGATCACCATCGGGCTGATACCGCTGCTCGAATATTTCGGGTTGCCGCAGAGTTTCGCCACTCCGGCTGGCGTGTTCATCGGCTTCCTTGGTGTGAAGAAGATCGCTGAACTGGCTGATCGGTTCGCTGACTTCAAGCTGCCGAGTCGAAAGGCAGAGTAGGCCCATGGACTACATCATCGGCGGAAACCACTACTCCGCGAGTTACCAGGACCTACGCGAGGAGCACGCCCGGTTCGCCGGCATGACCGACAAGCGCTTCCTGAGGGAGCTGCCCGCGGCGCTGCACTGCGCAGTGTTCGTGTGCTGGTTCAAGGAGCTGCCGTCGAGCGTTGTCCTGTCGGATGAGGGGATCGTCCACCAGCTGGCTCACCTGATCCACTTGAAGGGTGAGCCGCTGGTTATGACCAGGCTTGGCGAGATCCGCGAGCTGTTCAACAAACAGCTGCTGCTTGCAGCGTAAGTCGCGACACGTTTCGCGAATCAATCAAATCGTGTCGCGACACGCGGCAAAGGAGAAAAGCATGAGCAGTGGTTGCACGAAACCGGTTTGCAAGGGCGATCTTGCGTTGGGTACCGCGTGCGGTCGGTGTGAGCGATGCGTCGCGAAAACGCCAAGCTCTAACACGGGTGCCGTAGTTCGATTGCACCATGCCCTATCAATGGGACCTGAAATCAATACGGCTCTCATTGATCTGGATAACGCGATCGCCAAGGCGGTAGATGCTGCCAAGGCTGCTGGCCTGCCCCAGGGTCTGGTCGTTGCAGAGCTTCACGGGCACGCCCACGCACAAACCCACATCATGGTGAGCTGAGTGACGACCATTTGTCGCTGTGGAGTGCTCTGGCTACGCCGTCGATGGCGGAAAGCTGCTGATGGTCGGCCACGACGACAAGACGGGCATCTGGAAGCAGGAGCTCGCCCCGTCCAACCCTGACGCCATTGGCAGTGGCGCCCCATATGCCCTGGCCGCAATGGATATGGGCGCAAGCGCAGAGGACGCAGTGCGTGCTGCGATGAAGCGGGATATCTACACCGGCGGCAAGGTGCGGGCGCTGCGAGTTGCCCGCGATCAGTAAGGAATTAACATGACAACCAAGCAACCCGACTGGGAGGCAATCGAACGCGCCTACCGGACAGTGTTTCTGTCGTGTCGAAGCTGGCCCTGATTCATGTATGCGACACTGCGCCATCTCACTAGGGAATGGAATGTTTACAAATGGTCCAATTATTAGCGGTGTCCGGAAGCATTCGCGCAGCATCTTCTAACTCCGCACTACTGCGTGCGGCTGAGGCGCTGAGTCCTGACGGGGTGTCGATCAAGCACTACCTGGCGGTTGGTCAATTACCTCACTTCGATCCGGACCTGGCCGATGAACCGCCTCAGATCGTCGCAGAGTTACGGGCTTTGATAGGCAAGGCAGACGGCATCCTCATTTCGTGTCCTGAGTATGCTCGTGGAATACCTGGCTCTTTCAAGAATGCGTTGGATTGGCTAGTGGCGAGCCATGAATTTCCGGGTAAGCCGGTTGCACTGTTTAACGCTTCACCTCGTGCGAGTCATGCCCAGGAGGCGCTTCGGCTGGTGCTGAACACCATGTCCGCGGTAGTTGTAGAGCCTGCGTCGATAACTGTGAACCTGCTCGCTAAAGGAATGGATGAGGCCGGCATCGCAGCGAGCCCAGAGATCAGTAAGCAAATCGTCTCGGCATTAGCTGTATTCAAGAGTCACATAGAGGTCATGCAGGAATAGAGAAGGTGAGCGGATGAACAGACCGATGCCTCCCGCATCACCGATTGAGCTGTCGGAACTATCCGACGTCGGTATTCGCCTGACTCCAGCCACAGAGGTTTGGGAGTGGCTACAAACCGAGATCCTTGCCGACACCGGCAGCATCCACAACGAAGACCATGCCCACCTCCTAGATGCAGACATTCGGGTCATGTGGGCGTCGTCGAGCTTCGAGAAGCAAGGTAGGACAGTCCTTGGCCAAGCCGAGCAGGTAGCGTTCCGTGCGGGCGGTTGGCAGAAAGCCCGGATGGAGCAACAGATGCGTGATTGGTTCGGCGAGGTGCCGGCCTTCATCATCACTCTGGCTGCTGACTACTGCGCCCAGTGCAGCGATGAAGAGTTCTGCGCTCTCGTAGAGCACGAGCTTTACCACCTGGCCCACGCCAAAGACAAATACGGTCAGCCAGCCTTCACCAAGGAAGGCGCACCCAAGCTTGAGATGCGTGGCCACGACGTCGAGGAGTTCGTCGGCGTGGTCCGGCGCTACGGTGCAAGCCCTGACGTCCAGGCGCTGGTGGATGCAGCAAACAATCCTGCCGAGGTGGGGAAATTGAACATATCGAGGGCCTGCGGAACCTGTCTGCTCAAGTCGGCCTGATTCTGGACAGGCTCTGGACGGATGAAAATCTATGGCAGCCCTTCAAAACGACGTGAAGGCCTTTATCGTTCAGGCCCTGGCGTGCTTCGACACGCCTTCACAGGTTGTTGAAGCCGTCCAAAAGGAATACGGGATATCGGTTACCCGCCAGCAGGTGGAGACACACGACCCGACCAAGACGTCAGGCAAAGGCCTGGCAGCCAAGTGGCAAACCCTGTTCCACGACACCCGTAAGCGCTTTCGTGAGGACACGGCAGAAATCCCGATCGCCAACCGTGCGTACCGACTGCGCGCCATGAATCGCTTTGTGGAGCGCGCCGAGGGGATGAAGAACATCGTCTTGGCTATGCAGATCCTGGAGCAGGCTGCCAAGGAGTGCGGCGACGTCTACGTGAATCGCCAACGGAAGGACGAGCCTGACGACGAGCCGGCGATCCCGACCCGGATCCAGGTCGACGTAGTGGATGCGAGGAAGCCGAATGCCGAGCCTTAACGTTCCGCAGTCGCAGTTCCTTCTGTTGCCCCACAAATTTCGTGCATTCGTTGCTGGCTTCGGCTCGGGGAAGACCTGGGTTGGATGCTCGGCACTGAGCAAGCATTTCATGGAGTGGCCTGGCGTCAACGCTGGGTACTTCGCACCGACTTACCCGCAGATCCGGGACATCTTCTACCCAACCATGGATGAGGTGGCCTATGACTGGGGACTGAAGACCAAGATCAACCAGGCGAACCATGAGGTTCACATCTACAGCGGCCGGCAATGCCGCGGCACTGTGATCTGCAGGTCGATGGAGAAGCCGCAGACCATCGTCGGCTTCAAGATCGGCCATGCCCTGGTGGATGAGCTGGACGTGCTGACGTCGATCAAGGCGCAGCAGGCCTGGCGTAAGATCATCGCGCGGATGCGCTACAACCTGCCGGGCCTGAAGAACGGCGTTGACGTCACCACGACGCCGGAAGGCTTCAAGTTCGTGTTCCAGCAGTTCGTGAAGCAGCTGCGCGACAAGCCGGCGCTCAAGGACATGTACGGCCTGGTCCAGGCCAGTACGTTCGACAATGAGTTGAACCTGCCGGACGACTACATCCCATCGCTGATGGAGTCGTATCCCGAGCAGCTGATCAGGGCCTACTTGAACGGCCAGTTCGTCAACCTGACCTCTGGCTCGATCTACCACGCTTACGACCGCAAGTTGAATCAGTGCTTCGACACTGTTCAGCCGGGTGAGCCTCTGTTCATTGGCATGGACTTCAACGTCGGCAAGATGGCGGCGATCACCCATGTCAAGCGCGAGCAGGGTTTGCCCAGGGCAGTGGATGAGCTCATGGATGGCTACGACACGCCGGACATGATCCGCCGCATCAAAGAGCGCTACTGGCGCCACAACGGCACCGACTTCGAGAAGACCTGCGAGATCCGAATCTACCCGGACGCCTCCGGCGACTCGCGCAAGTCGGTCAATGCCAGCATGACGGACATCGCCATGCTCAAGCAGGCCGGCTTCTCTGTCATCGCGCCTGCGGCAAACCCGCCGGTGAAGGATCGGATCAACGCCATGAACGCCATGTTCTGCAATGCCCAGGGCGAGCGGCGTTACCTGGTCAACCCGTTCACCTGTCCGACCTACGCCGACGGGCTGGAGCAGCAGATCTGGGCGCCCAGTGGCGAGCCGGACAAGACACAAGGCAACGACCACGCCAACGATGGCGGTGGTTACTTCATTCACCGCGAGTACCCGATCATCAAACCGGTCACCGCTATCAAAATGGGATACGCCCGATGAGCAACGACGTCTCCTTCAAGCGGGCGGACTACCTCGAGGCGCTCGATCGTTGGTCTACAGTGCGCGACGTATGTGCCGGCCAGCACCGGGTTGTCGACCGACTGCCGTACATCAACGCACACGACAAGTCGCCTGAGAACCAGGACCGCAACAAGGCATACCGTGAGCGCGCGGTGTTCAAGAACGCCACCGGGCACACCCGTAACGGGTTGCTCGGCCTGGCCTTCCACAAAGACCCGACGCTGACGGTACCGAAGAAGCTGGAGTACCTGCAGGACAACGCCAACGGCTCCGGCGTGAGCATCTACCAGCACTCGCAGGGCACGCTTGAGAAGGTGCTTGAGGCGGGGCGCCATGGCCTGTACGTCGACTATCACCAGGACGATGGCATTGGCGGCCACTCGGTGATCCTGTCGTACTGCGCTGAGGAAGTCATCAACTGGCGCACCGGCATGGTGAACGGGCACAGCGTTCTAACCCTGGTGGTGCTGCGGGAGGCACCAGAGGTGGAGGACGGCTTCGGCTTCAAGGTGATTGAGCAGTATCGCGAACTGGCACTGGAGCCCGACGGATTTGTTTGCCGAGTCTGGCGGCGGTCTGGTCCTAAAGGTGGCGGCCCGCTGGCCATTGTTGAGGAGTTCAGGCCTGAGGGCATCACTGGACGGCTGAAAGAGATCCCGTTCACCTTCGTTGGCGCGCAGAACAACGACCCCAGCATCGATGAGTCGCCGCTCTACGACATTGCCATGATCAACCTGGGCCATTATCGGAACAGCGCCGACTACGAGGACAGCGTCTTCTGGTGTGGCCAGGCCCAGCCGTGGATCTCCGGCTTGGATGAGCAGTGGCGCGACTGGATGGAGAAGAACGGCGTCTATGTTGGCTCCCGCGCGCCGATGATGCTGCCTGCCGGTGGGGCATTCGGTTACGCGCAGCCGCTGCCAAACACACTGGTCAAGGAGGCCATGGCCGACAAGAACCAGATGATGATCGAGCTGGGCGCTCGCATGGTGGTGGCTTCGCTTTCGTCCAAGACGGCAACTGAAGCCCGCGGCGATCAATCGGCATCGACTTCGGTGCTGGCTGGTTGCGTGGCCAACGTCAGCGAGGCTTACACCCGGGCGATCATGTGGTGCTGTGCCTATATGGGCGTTACCGATAAGAAGGTCGCCTACCAGGTGAACCAGGAATTCGTTGAGCTGACGGCGGATCCGCAGATGATCACCGCACTGGTGGGGCTCTGGCAGAACGGCGGGTTCGCGAAGGCTGACCTGCGGGCCTACTTGCGCAAGCTGGGCCTTATTGCGCCGGAGCGCACGGACTTGCAGATCGACGGTGAGCTGCAGGAGCAGGGCGACGGTCTGGGCCTGGACGACGAGGACAATCCAAATGGCGGCAAACCAAGCGATCCTTGATGCCACAATTCGGCACGCCGTCTTTCTCGAGCAGTTGAAGGCGGGAGAGGTGGGCAAGTTCGCTCCCTTCCTCAAGGAGATTGACCGGTCGATCCGGGATCGCCTCACTCAGTCGGATCTGACCGAGTACAACGCCAAGCGGTTGGAAGCGCTGTTGAAAGAGGTCGACAGCCTGCTGCTGGGCATCTTTGACCGCTACAGCGCGCAGCTGAACCTCGACCTGATCGAGATCGCCAACTACGAGGCCGAGTTTGAGGCTACGAGCTTGGCCAGGTCGGCACCGGTCGGTGTCTCGCTTGATGTTGTGGCACCCACGGCTGCTGCGATCCGCACAGCGGTGCTGACCAATCCGCTCAGCGTGCGCGGCACCGGTGGCGGCAAGTTGCTGAAGTCGTTCATCAAGGGCTGGACCGTTGCAGAACGTGACTGGGTGACCGGCACGATCCGGCAGGGCTTCTTCGAGGGGCAAACGAACTTCCAGATCATCCGCAACATTCGCGGTACCAAGGCGGCCGGATACAAAGACGGCATCCTGGCGACCACAAACCGCAATGCCAGCACGGTCGTGCACACGGCGATTCAGCATGTGTCGTCCCAGGCGCGCATGGAGGTGGCCAAGGCCAATACGGACATCGTGTCCGAGGTCGAGATGGTCGCTACTCTGGATAGCAAGACCAGTCAGCAATGCCGGTCGATGGACAAGCGCCGGTTCCCGGTCGACTCCGGGCCCAGGCCGCCGTTTCACCCGAATTGCCGCACGACCTTCGTCCTACTGACCAAGCTCAGCGAGATGTTTGCCAAGGGCGCCACGCGGGCCGCAGTAGGGGCAGATGGAGCAGGGCAGGTCAGTGCGAGTCTTGATTACTACCACTGGCTCCAGCAGCAGCCAGCGTCATTCCAGGACGTGGCGATCGGGCCGGTGCGGGCCAAGTTATTTCGCGAGGGCGGCTTGACCGTGAAACGTTTTGCAGAGCTGCAGCTTGATCGCAACTTCGCGCCGCTGACCCTGGCGCAAATGAAGAGTTTGGAGCCTCTGGCTTTCGAACGGGCGGGCGTGTGAAAAGCATGCAAACCCCTGCCAAAAAGATGTTTTTTGTGGTGGTAGCCTTTTGTAAACACAAAACGAGAGGCGACAAACATGATTTCACAGGAAGAGCAGGACTTCGATCACTCCATTGAGATGGTGTTAAACACTCTGCGTCTGGCGCGGGACCCTCGCTGGTTAACCGGGAGTGTATGCACGGTTGGTGATGCTGCGCGTGATCCTGAGAAGCTGATCAAGCGGATTAGAGAGGAGGCTGAGGCCCAGGGCTTTGGCTACGTGAGGCTCGACATCGTGGGCGGCGACCGGATCGGATTCAACGGTTCCAAAGACTGACAGAGCCAGCGTTTACCAAAGCGCAACTTAAGTACAGCCTCGGTATATCCGGGGCTTTTTTACGCCTGCAAAGCGGGCAACACATACCCAAGGGGTGCATCAACGTGGCAGAAGAAAACGAAATCGATCTGGAAAACCCGGCAATCAAGGCCGCTATCGCGACTGCCGTTGACGCATCCGTTTCCGGGCTGAAAACCAAGAACACCGAACTGTTGGGCAAACTGAAGGAAACCACCGGCAAGTTGACCCAGTTTGAAACCCAGTTCGAAGGCATCGACATCGATGCCGTCAAAGGCTTGCTCAGCCGGGCTGGCCAAGACGAAGAAACCAAGCTGCTGACTGAAGGCAAGGTAGATGAGGTTTTCAACCGCCGTACCGAGCGCCTGCGAGGCGACTACGACAAGCAGTTGAAGACTGTCACTGCGCGGGCCGAGAAAGCCGAAGCGTTCGCCGCCAAGTTCCAGGGCAAGGTCCTGGGTGATTCGGTGCGCGGCGCAGCACTGAAAGCCGGCGCGCTGCCGGAGGCAACCGACGACATCATCCTGCGCGCCAAGGGCGTGTTCTCGCTGAACGAAGAGGGTGAAGCGGTAGCCGTGGATGAATCCGGCCAGGTCATCCTCGGCAAAGACGGCAAGACCCCTCTGACACCGCTCGAGTGGGCGGAATCTCTGCGCGAAAGCGCGCCTCACCTGTGGCCAAGGGCTTCAGGCACACAAGCCCCGGGCGGGGGTAGCGGCCAGGCTGCATTCAAGCGCTCCGAAATGACTGCCGAGCAGAAGCGTGACTACCAGCGCAAGCACGGCCAAACCGCATTCCTGCAATTGCCCAAGTAAGGGGATTCACCCATGGCAACGACTGTTAATAGCGACCTGATCATCTACAACGATGAGGCGCAAACCGCATACCTGGAGCGTGTCCAGGACAACCTCGATGTGTTCAACGCATCGTCCAATGGTGCGATCGTGCTCGACAACGAGCTGATTGAAGGCGATTTCCGCAAGCGTGCCTTCTACAAGGTTGGTGGCTCGTTGGAGCATCGAGATGTCAACTCCACCGGTAAGGTGGTCGCGAAGAAGATCGGCGCCGGCGAGGCTGTTGGCGTCAAGGCTCCATGGAAGTACGGCCCATACCAGACTACTGAAGAGGTGTTCAAGCGCCGCGGTCGTCCGGTAGATGAGTTCTCCCAGATCATCGGTGCCGACGTTGCTGACGCCACTCTGGAAGGCTTCATTCAGTACGCCACCGCAGCGCTGCGTGCGGCCATCGGCTCCAACGCCGGCATGGTGGTCACTGCCAACATCGAAACCGATGGCAAGAAAACTCTGACCCGCGGCATGCGCAAGTTCGGTGATAAGTTCGGCCGTATCGCCCTGTGGGTCATGCACTCCAGCGCCTACTTCGACATTGTCGACGAGGCCATCACCAACAAGATCTACGAGGAAGCCGGTGTCGTCATCTATGGCGGCCTGCCAGGCACCCTCGGCAAACCGGTGCTGGTGACCGACACCGCGCCGGCCGATGTGATCTTCGGTCTGCTACCCAATGCGGTGGTGATCACCGAGTCCCAGGCCCCGGGCTTCCGCTCCTACACCGTCGACGACGAAGAGAACCTGGCTATCGGTTACCGCGCCGAAGGTACCGTCAACATCGACGTGCTGGGCTACAGCTGGAAGGACGCAGTCGGTGGTTCGAACCCAACGCTGGCTGCGGTCGGCTCGGCGGCCAACTGGATCAAGCATGCCGGCAGCGACAAGGTCACTGCCGGCGTGATGATCACCCTGACCACCACGCCACCAGCCGGCGGCTGATACTGGCCCTGACAGCGGCCAGCGATGGCCGCTACGGAGATTTTTATGGAACTGGTTTATTCCACTCAGAATTCGGACTTCGACCCGGAAAAGCGGTACCGCAATCCAGCTCACTTTGATCGACCGGAGGCTGGTGTGACCCATGCGGTCGTGATTGGCGATTGGCCGAAGGTGGTCGGCGCCTATGAGGCGCTGGGCGTCGAAGTCTCGGTGTTAAAGCCTTTGATCAGCCAGCCGGTTGATTCGGGCGGAGCCGACATCATTGCCGGTCTGGAACAGGAAAACGATAACCTCCGTACTGAGCACGCCGGAATCCTGCGATTGATCGAAGCTGTTGAAGGCGAGTCGACCCTGGAGCGCCCCGGTGATGGCGAGCTGCCGATCCGGTTGTTCGACGCGCTGAAAGCCATTCACGAAGGTGTCGCCACCCTCACGGGCGAACGTGACACCCTGGTGGGCGAGGTTGAATCGCTCCGCTCTGAAGTCGCACGCCTCAAGGCGGCTGCGGAGCCAGTCGACAATGCCGAGAAGATCGCAAGCCTCAAAGCTCAACTCGACGCCGCCAACGTGCAATATCGGGCGAATGCTTCGGTGGAATCGCTGGAAAAGGCGGTTGCTGATCTGCAGAAGGCCTAATAATTCGGGCGCCCGGAAACTGGTGCCCGCTACCCAAACACGCAGCGAGCTGACTCATGACTCTTATCATTGAGGACGGTACCGGCAAGCCTGACGCCGAAAGCTACGCCTCCGCCGAGGACCTGGCCTTGTACGCCGTGAAGTTCGGTGTGACCATCCCCGGGGAAGTTCCAGCACAAGAAGCGCTGCTTCGCCGGGCCGCCTTGGCGATGGATGGCATGACCTGGAAGGGGCGCAAGATGGATAGCGACCAGGCGCTGGCCTGGCCTCGGCGAGGCGTTGAGCTTGATCGCGAGATCAAACCCGACAACTACCTGCCGGCGCGTATCCAGTACGGCCAGATGGCCCTGGCCGCCGAGATCCATACCGACGATATCGACCCGATCGAGAAGCGCAAAGGCGCGATTACGCTGGAGCGAGTCGAAGGGGCGGTAACTCGCGAGTACGCGACAATCCCGAACACTAGCGGCCGACTGTTGCCGGCGGCGCCGGATCGGCCGAGCGCCACGCAGTTTGCCGACTACCTACAGAAGCGCGGGCTGTTCGCAGTGCGCGCATAGCCCGAAACGGAGCCCTCATGGCCTTCTATGACGAAATGGCCGTGATGGCTCTGGAGATGATCACAGAGTTTGGCCAAGCCGTGATCATCAGCAAGACGCAGCCGGGCGAGTACGACCCGGAGACTGGCGGCGTGGCGCCGGGCGCCACCATCGAGCAGACCGCCCAAGGCATTCTGCTGGACTTCACCGGTCAGGAATTCCAGAACAACAGCCTCATCAAGCAGGGCGACAAGAAGCTCAAAATCGCTGCTCAGAGTTTGGCCTGGGTGCCAGGCCTGCTGGACAAGGTGGTCGCTCAAGGGCGGACTTGGTCGATCGTCCCGCCATTGAGAGAGGTCAACCCAGCCGGCACGCCGATCCTGTATGAATTGCAGGTGCGGTCATGAGTCGGGCGGGCGCCGGTCAATCTGGCAGCTTCGCCCTGAGCCTCGCCGAGTTCGCGGCCCAGACCAGCGAAGCCATCGATGCCAGTGTGCGCGAGATCATCATTGAGGTTGGTAGCAGCCTGATCCGCATGTCTCCCGTGGGAAACCCGGAGATCTGGGCGCAGAACGCTGTCGCGACCCAGTACAACAAGGCTGTCGAAGACCACAACGCCGCGCTGCGCAGCGATCCGGCGAACCTGACCAAGGGCGGCAGGCTCAAGAAAGGTCGTAAGTTCAATGACGGCATGGATATCGTTGCCCCGGAAGGCTACGTCGGTGGCCGCTTCCGCGCGAACTGGCACATTTCCCTCGGCGTGGTCGAAAACGTCACGTTCGACGAGGTTGACCCGGAAGGCAATGAAACTGTTGCCGCTTTGGTAGCCGCGATGAGCGATTTCACCGCCGGCCAGATCGCTTACATCATCAACAACTTGCCCTATGCGATTCCGCTTGAATTCGGCCACTCGACCCAGGCCCCCGGCGGCATGGTCCGGGTCACCGTGGCTCGCTTCCAGCAGATCGTTCAGGAGGCCATCAGGAACAATCAGGTATGAGTCACGCACGCGCCCGTCAGGCCATCGAAACGAAGCTGGCCGTATGGTCGGCTGCGCGCCCAATACGAGTGGCCTACTCGAATCAGCAATTCACACCGAACCCATCTGAAACCTATCTGCGAGCCTTCCAGCTTCCAGCCAGCACCACCTGCCGTTACCTCGGCGGGGACGCCTACGAGTACACCGGCGTCTATCAGATCAGCATCGTCTGTCCGTCGGCCCAGGCCATGGCCACCGCAGAAACGCTTGTTGAAGAGCTGACGCGGCTCTTTCGAGTAGACACGCCACTGGCCCGCAACGGGTTCGATGGCCTCATCACTGAACCAGTAGATCAAGGGCCAACCATCACAGAGTCGGCGACCTACACGGTCCCGGCCAGCTTCACCTACGCAGGTGTCGCAGACCAATCGCCCGCTGGGGCATAACCTACCGCCGTCAGGCGGGCATTCAAGAGGAAACACACCATGGCCGCACGCTTCCCGCTGCCGAACGGCGCTGTGCTGGAGATCGCCAGCGTTATGGGATCCGCCGTCGCTTTCACCGCCCTGACCAATGCGAAACCGCCAGTCGCTGCGTCCGTAGGGCATAGCATTGAAAACGGCGACGTTTTGCTGATCAACTCCGGCTGGGCGCTTATCAATGACCGCGCAGTAAAGGCGTCCGGCGTTACCGCCGATGCATTTGCGTTGGCCGGTCTCAATACCACCAACACCGACAAATTCACGGTAGGTGCAGGTTCTGGCTCCGTGATCCCGGTGTCTGGATGGACGCAAATCTCGAAAGTTACGTCCTTCACATCCTCCGGTGGCGAGCAGCAATACCAGACTGTCGGTTACCTGGAAGATGACGATGACAAGCAATTTCCAATTAACCGCAACCCGACCACGATCACCGTCGTGGTTGAGGATCAGCCGACCGCTCAATACGTCGAGACTGTCGAAGGCTTCGACGACACCAAAGAACTTGCCGTCGTGCGCATGAAGTTGCGTAACGGTGATCAGATCCTCTATCCGGGTTATGTGAGCATCACTCCTGATCCGACGATGGAGCGAAACAACGTCATGACGCGAACCATCAGCATCGGGCTTTCGGCTCGCTCGCTCCGTTACTTGGCCGGCGCATAAGGATTTCCCATGGCAAAGATCAGGATCGCTCAGAACCCTACGTTCAAAGCTCTCGTGCACATACCGATCGTAGGGTCTGAGCCCGAGGCAATCGAGTTCACCTTCAAGTATCGCGATCGCCCGGCACTCGCCGCGCTGTTCGACGAGTGGAACCTCAAGGCGAAGGAAATGCGCGAGGGGTTCGGGGAAGGCACCACATTGTCGGATGTCGTTGCTGCCGAAACCGAGTATCAGGCGCATCAGATTAAGGATTTGGTCGCGGGCTGGGGCTTTGATGACAAGTTCGACGACAAGAGCATCCTCGCCCTTGTTAAGTCCTGTCAGGGCACCGCTGAAGCGGTGGTGAATGCCTATCAGAGCGCATTCAATCAGGCCCGCTTGGGAAACTGAGGGAAGCAGCCGCGGCGTTGTACGAAAGCGGGCCATCTGCTGAGCAGTTGGCAATCCTCGGGCTGACGGCTGCCGATATGTCGGGTGACGACGTAGAGGTCTGGCCATGCAACTGGCCGGCCTTCCTCCTGTTCAACCGAATGTCCACGCAGTGGAGGGTCGGCACCGGTGGCGCCATCGGCCTCGATTACAACTGCATTCGCGACGTCGCCGAATTCCTCGGCATCAAGAAAAAGAAACTCGCTGAAATCTTTCCTGACCTGCAGGTGCTGGAAGGCGAAGCCCTGCGCGTCATGGCGGAGGAGAGTGAAAACAGCCCGTGATCACGGGCACTTACTCAAGGTGAGTCGATGAAAATTGCAGAACTCGGCGTCAAGATCGACTCGGCCGATGCGATCGAGGCCAAAACGAGCCTGGATGAGATGGCGAAGGCCGGCGGCCGGGCCGAGCAGTCCGCCGTTTCGCTGATGAACGAAATGCAGGCGCTGGAGAAGTCGCTCTCTACCAGCGCCAAGACCACGCAGGACCTGGCCAAGCAGCGCGATGCGTTGGCGAAACTGACCAAGACCGGCGCCTATGGCGAAGCTGAGGCCGCGAAGATCTCGGCGCAGCTCGACAAGCAGCAGGTATCCCTGGCCAAGTCGGCCATGGATGAGCAAAAGGCGCTGAACAGCCTGCTGGGCGCTATTGACCCGGCTCGCGCCGCACTGGCGAAGCTGGATACCCAGGTCGAGCAATTGGGCAAGCATCTGGATGCCGGCCGGATCAGTCAGGACGAATACAACACTGCCCTGAGCAAGATCGACAAGGACTACGACAAACTCAACAAAACCACCACTGGCTTCGACAAACTGCGCCTCGGCACCCGCCAGGCTCAGGAAAACGTCGTGCAACTCGGCAACGCGTTGTCGTCCGGTGACTGGGGTAGCGGTGTTCGCGCCGTGGCTCAGTTGGGCGCTGGTGCTGGCGCGTCGGCAGCGGGGCTTCTCGCTATTCTGGCGCCTATCGCACTGGTCACTGCTGCAGTCACTGCTCTCGGATTCAGCTATTACAAGGGCACCAAAGAGCAGGATGAGTACAACGAATCGCTGATTGGGACCGGCAACTATGCCGGGGTGAGCGCTGGGCAGCTTGGCGATATGGCGCGCCAAGTCGGCGCAACCGTTGGCACTACCGGACAGGCTGCTGAAGTCCTGGCGCTGCTGGCTGGTAACGGCAAGATCGCGGGTGAGAGCTTCCTGGGTATCACCCAGGCTGCCGTGTCGATGCAGGAAGCTACCGGCAAGGCGGTCAAGGATACGGTCGCTGAGTTTGCGAAGATCGCTGACGAGCCGGTAAAGGCCTCGGCAGCGCTCAACGAGCAGTACCACTACCTGACTGCCTCGGTTTATTCGCAGATCGCCGCCCTTGAAGAGCAGGGTGATCATGCCGGTGCGGTAAAGCTGGCGACTGAGCAATACGCCGACGCGATCAACGAGCGCACGCCGCGGATCCTCGAAAACCTGAGCTTCTGGGAGAAGGGCTACAACGCAGTAGCGCGGGCAGCGGACAACCTGAAGAACCTGGGCCGCCCCGACATCGACGCTGATATCGAACAGGCCCGGCGAAACCTGGAGCAGGCTCAGTCCGGAAATGTTGGAGCGTTCCAGAACCAGAAGGAGATGGTCGAGCTCTACAGCAACCAGCTCAATATGCTGGAGGATCAGAAGGCCGCAGCGGCGGACATTGCCAAGTGGGAAGGTGAGCAGGCTAAAGCCCAGAAGGATGCTGTCACCGCGATGGGCAAGGTCGATGCCCTTACCAAGTCCTCCTGGACGAACGAGCAGAAGCGTGCCGATGCACTGAAGGAGTACAAACGGCAGCTCGACGATATCCGCAAAGTCAGCCCCAACGATGCACGCCTGAATCAGGCGCTGGTCGACAAGAACATCGCGAATATCAATGACAAGTTCAAGGACTCGAAAACACCCGCGGGTGCTGTCGACCTGACCAGCTTCAACAACTCTAAAAACGCCCTCACCGGCATCCTGTCCGAGTACAAGAACGCCCAGAAGGAACTGGAAGCGGCGCAGAAGGCCGGCCTGGTCTCCCAGGCGGATTACCTGCTCAAGCGTCAGGCAATGATCGGCAACGAGCGCGATGAGGTCATCGCGGCTTACGAGGCGGAGATCTCGGCGCTCGAAGCGACCAAGGGAAAGGCCGGCACCTCGGCGGCCCAGCGCATCCAGCTGGACCAGAAGATCGCCGACGCCCGCGCAGCCATGGTCAAGGCACAGAAGGATGCCGACTCGGAACTGGCTGTGTTGGCCGCGAACGAAGAGGGCAGGCTCAAGAAGCAGGCCCTGGCTGTCAGCACCTACACCGGAGCCCTGCAGCAGCAAGTCGACACTTTGCGCCGGCAGGGGCAGCGTGCGGCCGCCGGTCTTGGGCAGGGTGATCGGCAGCGCGGGCTGACCGACCAACAGAACGGCATCGACGACCGCATCAACCAGCAGCGTCTGACCTTGGCCGACCAGTATGGCGACGGCTCCCGTGGCATGAGCCTCGACGAGTACAACCAGAAACTGGCGGCCCTGGACAAGACTCAACGGGACCTGCAGGAAACGGCGATCTCCAACTACGACGAGATGACCGCTGCCCAGGACAGCTGGAGCGCCGGCGCCTCGTCGGCGTGGCAGAACTACCTGGAGTCGGCTCGCGATATTGCTGGCCAGACGAAAAGCTTGTTCACCAACGCCTTCAGTTCCATGGAGGACTCGGTCGTCAACTTCGCCATGACCGGGAAGTTCTCGTTTTCCGACTTCACCAAGTCGGTGCTGGCGGATATGGCTCGGATTGCCACGCGCCAGGCGAGTTCATCGCTGCTGAGCAGCCTTGTTGGTGCCGGAGTGAATTACTTCGCCGGTAGCGGTACTGGGTCAACCTCGCCGGGTAGTACGCAGGCTGGGTACACCAGCGAGTACTTCCCTCAGGCCAAGGGTGGCGCCTGGTCTGGTGGTGTGCAGATGTTCGCCGACGGCGGCGCCTTCACGAACTCCATTGTCAGCAAACCCACGGCGTTCGGGATGGCCAACGGCAAGACCGGGGTCATGGGCGAGGCTGGGGAAGAGGCAATCATGCCTCTAGCCAGGACCTCCAGCGGCAAGTTGGGCGTCATGGCCATGGGCGGTGGCGGAGGTGGCAACACCTACAACTTCCCGGTAGCCGTCTCGGTGCAAACATCGGGCGCGGGTGAAGGAACCACCCAGGAGGACACGACGCAGCTGGGCAAAGGCATTCAGCAGGCTGCAAAGGCTGAGGCTGAAACGGCAATCGCCAGAGGGCTGCAGCCAGGTGGTTCTATCTGGCGCGTGATAAATGGGAGGGGGTAATGGCGATTGAAACGTTCACCTGGCCAACGCAGAACGGGGACGCACCCGAGATCACCTATCGGGTGCGAACCGCGCAGTTCGGTGACGGCTACAAGCAAACCGCCGGCGACGGGCCGAACAACAAGGAAGACTCCTACCCAGTCACCTACACCGGTTCGAAGGCTCGGGTGCTTGAGATCATGGCTTTCTACGATCGGCACGCCGGTGCGAAAGCTTTTCTCTGGACGACCCCGCTCGGCGAGCTGGGCCTGTTCACCTGCGTCAATCCTGTTCCCATTCCTGTCGGGGGCGGGGTTTTCAAGGTCACAGCCACGTTCAACCGGGCCTTTCATCCATAAGGGGCAATCATGCCGCTGATCAGTGACATCCAGGCGCTTGAGCCTGGTAGCGAAGTACTGCTCTTCGAATTGGACGGATCGGACTATGGGGCGGACGTATTGCGCTTCCACGGGCATGCGATCCCACACTCGCCCGAGGAGCTGCTGGCAGCAGGGCCAAACGCCGATCAACTGCCGGCAAAATCCATCTGGTGGCAGGGCAACGAGTACGGCGCCTGGCCCATGCAGATCGACGGCATCGAAGCCAACGGCGATGGCACCGCGGTACGACCAACGCTGTCGGTCGGCAACGTCAATGGCCGCATCACGGCCTTGTGCCTGGCCTTCGACGATTTGCTCGAGTTCAAGCTGACCATGCGCCATACGCTGGGCAGCTACCTGGACGCGCAGAACTTCCCGGGCGGCAACCCAACAGCCGACCCCACCCAGGAAACGATCGAGGTCTGGTACATCGACCAGAAGACCAACGAGGACGGGGAAACGGTCAGCTGGGAGCTGGCCAGCCCGGGCGACGTTGGTGGCGAATCCATCGGCCGGCAGGCGACCACGCTTTGCCACTGGTGCCTCACTGGCGGTTACCGCGGCCCGAGCTGCGGCTACACCGGCGGCTACGTCGACAAGGACGGATTGCCCACGGACGACCCGGAAAAGGACGAGTGCGACGCCACCCTTGGGCGGGGATGCATTCCGCGCTTCGGCGAGGGCAACGAGCTGCCTTTCGGTGGTTTCCCTGCCGTTTCCATCATTGCCCGGAGCTGACCATGCGCAAACACATCCTGAGTGCGATCCAGGCACACGCGGCGGCCGAGTACCCGAAAGAGTGCTGCGGCCTGCTGCTGGCCGTTGGGCGCAAGCAGCAGTACTTCCCGTGCCGCAATATCGCTATGGAGCCGAACGAGGAGTTCCGGCTGGATCCGGAGGACTACGCCGCGGCCGAGGACCTGGGCGAGGTGATCGGCATCGTGCATTCGCACCCTGACGCCACCAGCAGGCCGTCACCGCGAGACCTGGCCATGTGCGAGGCCACAGCGTTGCCCTGGCACATTCTGAGCTGGCCGGAAGGCGATCTCAGGACGGTCGTGCCAACCGGCGATGTCCCGCTGTTGAGGCGGCCATTTGTTCACGGCGTTTGGGACTGTTGGGCCATTTGTGCCGAATGGTATCAGCGCGAGTGGGGGCTGGAGTTCGAAGCCTTCCAGCGCGCTGATGGCTGGTGGGAAGACCCGGCCGGGCCGAGCCTCTACGAGCAGGCCTATGAAGCGGCGGGATTCGTGCGGGTTGACCAGCCACGGCGCGGCGACATGATCGTCATGTCCGTGGGGCGCACGGCGCACCCGAACCATGCGGGGATTTACCTCGGCCCGGATCCGCAGCTGCCCGGGGAGGCTGCCGAGGTGTTCGGCCCTGGGCCTTTCCTGCTGCATCACCTGTACGGGCGACCAAGCGAAATCATCGTTTTCGGCGGGCCATGGGCGCAGCGCACGCGCCTGATCCTCAGGCACAAAGATGCACAACCAACTACATGATGCGGCAGGGCCGCGGGAGAGATTATGAGTGAGCCATTTGAAGTTTTAGGCGATCAGTTAATCAACAGGCGGTCGATCATCATCGATGGTGATCGGTTCGCAGGAGTTGGGCTTGGCTTACCCGAGAACTGTGGAGGTAATGCACAAGTGAAAGCCGACCTACATGAGCGTCGGCTTTCAAGATTGGAAAAGGCGCTCGGCCTTGAACCTATTTGTGATGACTGAAGAAACTGTTGATAGCTGTCACGTCGGGCGCAACAGCGCCTGATGGATGAGTCTTGGCGAGTTCTACGGCATAAGCTTGAGCTGCCTCAACAGCCCCTGCGCCTTGCGTCTCTTTAAGCTGATTCGCCAGGCCTGAAAGTATGCAGTTCAGTGTAAGAAGAGATGAGCCGGTGTAGTTCAGAATCTCTTGGATGTTGGTGTCATTGCTCACATCGACCTCCTAGGTCATAAACGCGCCGAAGTTGGCGCAATCCCAGTCCTTGGGCTTGCAGGCAAAGGACTGGGGAAAACTCTCACACTCCCAGATCTTTGATGAATTTGTCAGACATCAACCTGTTACCTGGACGAGCAGTCGGATCGGTATCAACATCTGCCAAAAAGTCAGCAAAGATATTGAGTTGATCTTCATCGTCTTGCGTAAGCTGACGATCAACTGGAGCCAAAAATTCATTGATCTCATTAGCATCTAGGCCGGGCGGCAATGACCCTGTGGCTGTGAATTGCTCCATCTCCCTGTGCATTGCAGACCGAATTACGGCCTTTCTATGTGGGCCTTTGTGAGGAATTGCGAGTGCTGTTTTGAGGATGTCGCCCTTTGCCATTTCTTTTCTTCCAATGCACATAAAGGCAGGAGGCTACTATTCGGCGGGAGAGGGGCGTTACTGGCTTTCCATCCAGTTGGCTAACCTATTTCAGCTCGGTTAGGCTGGGGTTTTCCAAGTGAGGGATCACCATGGTCAACGCAGTATCATTTAGCCTATTGGAATCAGAGTTCGCAGCTATTCCGGTCACTAGGCGTCTTGAAAGAGGTGCAATGGCAAATGAGCATGGCTCATGGATTGGAGTCGATTATCTGATCCTATGCAGCCAGCATTGCCCAATTTGGGTCGCGAAGATTGAGGATATTGTGCTTTCCAGAGAGGATGGTGGGCCACTGAGTTTCAGATTTTCTGAAATCAGGTCTGTAGCAAGGAAGGGCGGGGATCCTGAGTACGGTCCAGCCTTCAAACCATACCGTTCCGATAAATATAATCCCCAGTTAACAGCCTTTGACGATGAGTCGTTCTTTACGATCGGGGACCCTGTTCCCTTCATTGCTCGGCCCGATACGTACGGGCCGTTGAGCATGGAAAAGGCTATTTTAGGTTTGGCTGAAACGTATGGAGTCGACCCGAAGCAGGTAGAAATTACCATCCGCTCGAAGCCCGCCGTCGGTTGAAATTAAGAATGATGAACTGGCCCAGCCCCGCGCTGGGCTTTTTCGTTTCTGGCGGTCACCAGGAGATGAGCCGCAAGCCGCTAGCCAGATCGAATATTTCAGCCGAGCTTACGGGGTGCTTCTCCAAAATGTTGATCAGATAACCCAAGACTCGACGCGATTCTTGACTGACTGGCTTCCCGTGAGGCAGCAGCAGGTCTGTTATCGGATAGCGTTCTTTGGGCCAATTCTGAAGCGCATCGATTACCTGTTCACGCATTTTCACTAGCGCGTGAGGGCCGTCGGCAGGATCTAAAAGCGTTTGTCTCAGTTTCTTGAATTCTTGCTTCATATGCTGGCCTCCCTGCGCATGAAAAAGCCCGGGCTGGGCCGGGCTTGAATCAGTCTTCGATGGCAACCGCATTGAAAGTGAACTGCACCTTGTACTCAACGAGAGATAAGTCTGTTATGGCCTCTGCCGCGTAGCGGACGGCCTCCGGAAACTCGCTTGCGATCAGTATTCCTCGCGGGCGCTGGCCATCTTGCCTGGTATACCAGCCCAGATAGCGGGCGATTTGCCCCACAGCAGCATCCTTGGCCTGGCCAACTTTTAGCTCGATGACGACGCGGCGGCCGGTAGCATCCTCGGCAAGGATGTCGACTCGGCCCACGTCTATGCTGACCTGGCGATCGACGAAGCGAAGGCCCTTTTCGATGCTGTCGAGGCTGCGAACCAAATGGGTTTCGACGTCCCGCTCCAGGGTAATGGATGTCTCTACTAGCTCCTCGATGTTGGCGTCGTCACCGGCTTCGAAGTCATCCGACTCGGCTTCAGCTAAGGGTGCCCAGGTATTTACTCCGTGGAGCTCAGGATCATATCGATGGAAGCGACCATCTTCGGAGCGGTAGAAAAAACGATCAGCCCATTTGTGGTGGATGTAGGCCTTGGGGTTGTTAACGGTGCAGGCATAGAAGTGAGCGGCAATCGCCCCAGGCTTCCATCGCTTGGGAAATTCGCGTTCAATGTAGTTCTTGATTTCCTGCCTTGTAGCGCCATCGGGTGCCTGTTCTATGTAGCTTCGCAGGGCTTCTGCCAGAGTGGTCATTCAGTATCGTCCTGAACTGGGATGGGTGGTGGTGATGCGAGTTTGAGTTAGCCTTTGGAGTCCCAGCCCACAACAAGGCCATCCTCCAAGGTAACTCGCAGCAGATATCTGTTACTGCCCTGGTGGTCGTACTTCCAGACCTCTCGGGATTTGGTCTTCATGTACTTCTGATCAATCGCCTCTGGCTCGCCGGCCGAATCGAACAGCTGGGCCGCAGTCATACCTTCCCAGATCTTCTGGCTGAGGATGGCCTGGACGACAGCGTCGTTACCATACTTTTCAGAGAGGTAAGCGGTGCGGAGCGTGAGTTCTTCTGCTTTGCGCTGACGTTCGACTTCAGCTTTGGAGGGAAGTAGACGGGCAGCTTCACGCTGCTGCTTGCTTAGAAGGTGCCTGACCCCATTACTGTCTATCCCAGTGATGATGCCGTCCTCCTCAAGGGCCTCGACAAGACGGGCAGCTCGGATGTAACCGATCTTCAGGTGGTGTTGTACGGCAGAGACGCTACTGCGTCCTGTAGAGAGCACGAAACGCGCGGCATCGGGGTACAGCGCATCTTCATTGGGGGAAAGGTCTGAAAAGTCGAACTCCGGCTCCGGGGTGAACGTCGAAGTCGACGACCCGCCGAAGAGGGTTTTCCACCAAGACATTCAACACTCCTTGTTAGTCGATCCGGGAAGAGAGAGAAAGCCCGGTGGGCCGGGCTTGCGGAGAGGATGGCGCTACTGAAAGTTTACCCAAAGGCTGATAAAGCCATCCCACTCGACTTCATATCCTACGCCTGAAAGTGTTTTGTTTACCGAGTCCGTGAGGGATTCGGCAACATCATCTGGCAGGGATTCGAGCCCCATATCCTGCAGGTCGACATGGGCGGTCGTGAGTCCGTGCAATATCGAGTGATTGATCGACTCCACAACTCTCGACTTGATCTCAGCAGGGATATTTTTACGGAATGCAGCTGACATTTCCCGCGCCTTGGCTGCTGGAATTAGATCAGCACTCAATCTCTGCTTAAGAATGGTCGACTGCAGGCAGGCGACGAGTTCCGCGTTCACGGATCTATGGTTTTCGTCTGCCGCCTCTTTCAGTTGCTCATAGAGCGGATAGGGCAGACGGAACTGGGAGCGGTAAATTTCATCAGTCATGTCACTATGTTGACACTACGAGACTGGATTCGTATAGTGACATCTAGTCACTAAGGAGGTGCTATGCAGGTACTCACGCGTACCCAGGTCCGATTCCCCGGCGAACTTATGGATTGGCTGAAGCAGCAGGCAAAGGATCAAGGTCGGTCCATGAATGCTCAGTTGGTGGAGATCATCAAGCAGGCAAGGGGAGAAGGATCGAATGGGCAGAAATGAAAAAGCCCCGGTCGTTGGCGCGACCAGGGCTCTTGAAACCAACGCAGTTAACGATCAGGAAAACAACGTCATGTCGAATATTAGCACAGAGGCTAATAATGTCATTCCTTTCCGCTTCGAGGCGAAAGAGGTGCGCACGCTGCTGGTCAATGATCAGCCATGGTTCGTGGCTGCCGATGTTGCTGCTGCGCTTGAGTATCGCGAAGCAGAGAAGATGACTCGCTGGCTCGACGAAGACGAGAAGGCTCCCCACATTGTGGGGACCCATGGCGGCGATCAGCGTATGACCCTGATCAATGAGTCTGGCCTGTACTCTGCGGTCCTACGCAGTCGCAAGGCAGAGGCCAAACGATTCAAGAAGTGGGTGACTGCTGAAGTGCTTCCAGCGATCCGCAAGCATGGTCGCTACGAAGACAAGCATTCCAAGATGGCAACGCTGATGGATGAGCTGATTGGCATGAGCGAGCTGAGCGTCATCAAGGGCCTCATCAGGGACAAAGGTAAAGCGGTGCAGGCGGACAAGCGCCAGAGTTTCACGCATACCATGCACAGCCGGCTGCATACCCGCTTCAATGTTCCGCGCACAGAGCTGATTCCGGCACACCAGTTCGAGTCAGCCTGTAATTTCATCGCGGCGTATGCGCTTGAGGGCGAATACCTGGGCAAGGAGGAAGCCAAGGCCAAGCAGCCATTGAGCATCCACTACCCCGTTGAAGTTCTCGCTCGTCACAAGCCTGAAATGGTTAAGTCGCGCGGTGACGGCCACGCATGGCTCGACGTGTCTCTTCATGATCTTCGCGATATCCGTGGTGATAACACCCCTTGCGAGGCGATTCTCATTGAGCTGCGCAGGGCCGGCTACGAGGTCGATGGCGCTTGGTGGGAGCTTCGCACCTACCGCAATAAAATGCAGGAGATCGCCAGCTTCGCTCGCGGGCTTACTTGCGTCATTGATGAGCCGCACCGTTATGCGATCAAGGTGGGGGACGCAGCATGAATGCGCTGATGATCGCAGGTATCGAGATACACCAGGATCAGGACGGTCGGTTCAGCTTGAATGACTTCCATCGCGCCGCTGGCGGCGAAAAAAGACATGCGCCAAACGAGTGGATGCGGATTGGTCAAGCGAAGGAGTTGGCAGAAGAAATTGGCAAAGCGGGAATTCCCGGTTTGAGAACTGCCCGTGGTGGGCGCGCGCCGGGCACTTATGCATGTAAAGAGCTGGTGTATGCCTACGCAATGTGGGTCAGCCCGGTGTTCAGCCTTCATGTCATCCGCACGTTTGACACCGTTGCTGCCAATGACCACTCGATTCCGCAGGAGAAGCGGCTGCCAGTAGCCGCCGACAACCTCGACGCAGCCAAACGCATTGCCGAAAACTTCGGCCTGGAAGGAAATCAGGCCCTATTGAGCGCCAACAGCATGGTCCGCTCCGCCATCGGTATCGACCTGATGGAAATGGCTGGGGTCAAGCGGTTGGTAAGCGAGTCGCAGGAGCTGAACTACACACCGACGGAGCTTGGCGCGAAGTTCGGCATGAGCGCGGTGAGCATGAACAAACTGCTCGCCGACTGCGGCCTCCAGCATCAGGTCCTCTACAAGCCAGGCAAGAAACGCTGGGAGGTGACACCTGATGGCAAGTTGTTCGCGGTCATCACCGACACCGGCAAGAAACACAGTGACGGCAAGCCAGTTCAGCAAATCCTCTGGAAGGAATCGGTGCAGGAGATGCTGGCTAGGCTGGCTGATCAGCTTCGCTCCGGACTTCCCGCGGTGATCGCCGGCGGCTTTACGCGCTAAAGCCAAGCCTTGTACAAGCCATTACCTCGCTTCGGCGGGGTTTTGGCGCTTCCCGCGGATGATGGTAGATTGCCGGCATCTACAGGGAGATTTCGTATGACTGGAAACATGATGGCTGGCTTGGTTTTTCTGATTGTGCTGGTTGTCGTTTACTTTATTCCCACCTACATCGCGTATTACAGAGATCATCCAAATCGCATTGCAATACGCCTTCTGAATCTTTTTCTCGGCTGGACGTTCCTCGGCTGGCTGGCCTGTCTGATTTGGTCAGTCTTAGCCATAGAGAAGAATGAAGATGACCTGTTGGGTTCACCAATAAAGCCTGAAGACAAATATCAGCAGCTTGAAAAGCTTGGTGATCTAAAGGAGCGCGGATTGCTTACAGATAGCGAGTACCAGAATGAAAAGGCTCGCATTCTTGGCTGATCGGTACTTTTCGTATATCCCAGCGAGGGAACGACATGAAGTTTTTTGTAGGAGCGGTAGCGGTGGCGCTGTTGGCGGGGTGTTCGTCGCCCTCCGATCTAATGTCGTCGAACCCTGCTGTCACGGTGACGTCTGCCAAGACTCCGAAGGCCCTGGCGCTGTGTGTGTTCCCTCAGTGGCAAGAGCACAGTTCAAGCGCAACCATGACTGAGACGGCCACTGGATATCGACTTGTAAATGGTTTTGCACAACAGACGGACGATGTTCTGGATGTCAGGTCGACGAAATCCGGAAGTGTCGCGAAGCTCTATCAGCGTGTCGCCTGGTCTCAACTTGGGCGTTCTGGGCTGCGAGATTCGCTGCAGCAATGCCGCTGACATCAAGGCCGCCGAAAGGCGGTTTTTTTATGGGAGAAAAATATGAGCTTTGCTATTTCTGCATCTGGCTCGACGACGATCAAACTCTCGGGATCGCTCGCAAAAAAGTTTGGCAGGACACACCTCAAGCAAATTGATTCTGGTACCGCCCGCGAGGTCTTCAAGGCTTTAGGCTGCACTATCGAGGGTTTTGAGCAAGAGATTAAGCGCCTTGCGGCCAGGGGAATGCGATTCGCGGTGTTCCGCAACCGACGAAATATCGGTGAGGCAGATTTTGGCCTGGGCGGAACCAGCGAGGTGCGGATTGTCCCGGTGATTGAGGGGAGCAAGCGCGGCGGTGTACTGCAAACTGTCGTTGGGGTTGTGCTCCTGGCAATTTCATATGCATTTCCCGTCACAGCGCCTTACTTGACCCCCGCCGGCATTGGTCTCGTTGCCGGCGGCGTCATTCAAATGCTCAGCCCCCAGGCCTCCGGACTCAAGCAGAGCGCATCCCCCGAAAACCTACCCTCATACGCCTTCGGCAGCGCCAAGAACACCACGGCCAGCGGGAACCCGGTGCCGATCTGCATCGGTGAACGCCGGTGGGGCGGAGTCATCATCTCGGCGTCGATTTACGCGGAGGACAAGATCTGAGTATCATTCTTCATCGAAAATGGAGATTACGATGGAAAATGTAAAAGTTTTGCTCAATGAGCATGTCCCTGAGTTTATGGATGCTAGGAACGGTTCATTCAAACTTAAACTTTCGAATGCAGACATGTTTGACGAGAAGTATCTCCTTGTTTATGGAGCTCGCGAACCAATTTGCTTGATGATTGTGGATAGATACGTAATCACTCCTGGGCAACGTGAGGTTTCGGTCCATGTTTCCTACTTTGGTTGTTTTCCGGAAGGCACCGATTTCACTGATTTGAAACGAGGTGACGGGCGATCCTCTTATAGGATTCTTTGTGACGTCTCCGCGATGCTGCAGAAGCTTGGTGCTGCTAGTTTGGAATCAAAGCCAGAGGATATTTTTGATCCTCAGTTGCCATCTGATGCAAAAAGAAGGGTGGGACTGATGTTTGGGGTTCCCCCAGATAAGGTGAAAATCTCAATCGACTTCTAACAAGTCATTAACCCGCTTCGGCGGGTTTTTTATTGCCCGGAGGAAAGTATGGGCGCAGCAGTACAGATCGACATCTGCGGAGAGAAGGGCGGTAGCAGTAAGCCAAAGTCGCCAACCGAGGCTAACGACAGCCTGCGCTCGACCAACCTGGCCAAGATGCTGATCGCCGTAGGCGAGGGGGAGTTCGACAGCGCCCCGACCGACTACGACATCTACCTGGACAACACGCCGATCAAGGATGCGAGCGGGAACATCAACTTCCCGAACGTGAAGTGGGATTGGCGCTCTGGCTCTGTGGATCAGTCGTACATCCCGGGCATCCCATCGGTCGAAAACGAGACCACGCTGAACATCGAGCTGCGCAGCGATACCCCATGGGTGCGCTCGATCACCAACACCCAGCTGTCAGCCGCGCGCGTTCGGTTCGCCTGGCCGGCCCTGCAGGCTCAGGACGAAGAAGGGATCGGCGGCTACCGCATCGAGTACGCGATCGACGTGGCCACCGATGGCGGCGCCTATCAGCAGGTGCTGCTCGAGGCGGTGGACGGCAAGACCACCACCCGTTACGAGCGGTCCCGCCGCGTAGATCTGCCGCCTGCCACCAGTGGCTGGTTGATTCGTGTGCGCCGGCTGACTCCAAACCGGAACAGCAACAAGGTTGCCGACACCATGCTGATCGCCGGCCTGACCGAGGTGATCGACGCGAAGCTGCGTTACCCAAACACCGCGCTGCTGTACATCGAGTTCGACGCCGAGCAGTTCACCAACATCCCGGCCGTCACTGTGAAGTGCAAGGCCCGCAAGTGGCAGGTGCCGAGCAACTACGACCCTGTGACCCGCACCTACACCGGGACCTGGGACGGCACCATGAAGCAGGCCTGGACCAACAATCCCGCTTGGATCACCTACGGGGTTTGCACCGAGGACCGCTTCGGCCTGGGCAAGCGCATCAAGCCGTACATGGTCGATAAGTGGGAGCTGTACCGGATCTCGCAGTATTGCGACCAGAACGTGCCGAACGGCCTGGGCGGCCAGGAGCCGCGCTTCCTCTGCGATATGAACCTGCAGGGCAAGGCCGACGCCTGGTCGCTGTTGCGCGATATCGCCGGCATCTACCGAGGCATGACCTATTGGGCTCAGGGCCAGCTGGTGATGCAGGCCGATATGCCACGCGCTCAGGACTACGACTACGTCTTCACCCGGGCCAACGTCATCGACGGGAAGTTTTCCTACGGCAGTGCCTCGGCTAAGACTCGGTACACCCGCGCCCTGGTCAGCTACGACAACCCGGCGAACAACTACGACACCGACGTCATTCCGTTTGCCGATCTGGAGTTGCAGCGCCGCTTCGGCGACAAACCCACCGAGCTGACAGCCATTGGTTGCACCCGCGCTTCCGAGGCCCAGCGCCGCGGTAAGTGGGCGATCCTGAGCAACAACCAGGACCGGACCATCAGCTTCAAGACCGGTATGGAAGGTGTGATTCCGCTGCCTGGGCACATCATCCCGGTGGCGGATTCGCTGCTGGCCGGCCGGCAAATTGGCGGCCGTATCTCGGCAGTGGCTGGGCGCGTGGTGACGCTTGACCGCGATACCCAGGCCAAGGCCGGTGATCGCCTGATCATCAACCTGCCGGGCGGGCGCGCCGAAGGCCGGACCGTGCAAAGCGTCACCGGCCGCGCTGTCACCGTGACCACGGCCTACAGCGAGCCGCCATTGCCTCAGCTGCAGTGGGCGCTGGATGCTGATGACCTGGCGATTCCGCTTTACCGGGTGCTGAGCACCAAGCGCACCACCGAGGGCGACTTCGAGATCAGCGCCCTGCAGTACGAACCCGGGAAGTTCGCTTTCATCGACACCGGCGCCCGCCTGGAAGAGCGGCCGATCAGCGTGATCCCGATCACCGTCGTTCCGCCGCCGGTGAGCGTGACCTTGACCTCGAACTACGCGGTCGACCAGGGCATCGCCGTCAGCACCATGAACATTTCGTGGCCCGCGGTGAACGGTGCTGTGGCCTACGACGTGGAATGGCGCAAGGACAATGGGAACTGGATCAAGGTGCAGCGCACTGGCGCGACCAGCGTCGACGTGACCGGGATTTATGCCGGTGCCTACCTGGCCCGGGTGCGAGCGGTGAGCGCCTTCGACATTTCGTCGATCTGGAAGGCGTCGAATCTAACCCAACTCAACGGCAAGGAGGGGCTGCCGCCTTCGGTGTCGTTCCTGACCACCACCAGCGAGCTGTTTGGGATCGGTATCAATTGGGGATTCCCGGCTGGTGCCGAGGACACCCAGCGGACCGAAATCTGGTATGGGCCGGCGAACGACCTGGGCACCGCCACGAAGCTGGCCGACCTGGCGTATCCGCAGGCGGACTATCGCATGCAGAGCTTGCTGGCCGGCGCAACCTTCTTCTTCTGGGCGCGCCTGGTGGATCGAACCGGCAATATCGGCCCGTTCTATCCGGTGGTCAACGGGGTGCTGGGTCAGGCCAGTTCGGAGGCCGGGCCAATCCTCGAAATGCTCGCGGGCAAGATCAGCCGAACAGAACTGGGCCAGGACCTGATTACGGAGATCGACGGCCTGCAGGACCAGATCGACGCCCTGGACAACATCCTGCTGTACGACGCCGAGAAAACCTATATCAAGGACGACATCGTCCAGCAGGGGCAGCGGCTATACCAGGCCATTCAGGCGGTACCGCTTAACACCCCACCGCCGAACGCAATCTACTGGCTAGACGTGGGGCAGTCGATCGAGACGGCCAACGGCCTGGCGCAGCAGGTGGCGACCAACACCGCCGATATCACCGAGTTGGACGGGGTGGTAACGGCGCAGGCGGCTTCGACCAACACGCTCAGGGCCTCCTGGCGGGAGGACGATGGGGCTGGCGATTTGGCTGACGCCATAAAGGGCTGGAACAACACCGCGGCGATCGTCACGGAGGAGAAAGTCAGAGCAACGGAGATCGAAGCCGAGGCCACGCAGAGGATTCAGCTGCAGGCCACCGTTGGTGAAAACACCTCGGCAATTCAGCAAACGTCGTCGGCCCTGGCGAATACCAATGGCCAGCTGTCCACTATCTGGTCGGTGAAAATGGAGACCACCGCTGGCGGCCAGAAGTATGCGGCCTCGTTTGGCCTGGGCCTGCAGGTAGATCCGTCTGGGGTGTCGTCGCAGTTCGTTGTGCGGGCTGACACCTTCATGTTGCTGAACCTGGCCAACGGTACGCCGGTGTCTCCATTCGCCGTGACCGGCGGCCAGACCTTCATCAACTCAGCCTTCATCCAGGACGGCACGATCACCAACGCCAAGATCGGCAACTACATCCAGTCGAACAACTACGTCGCCGGCAGCACTGGGTGGCGTTTGTGGTTTGACGGGACGTTTGAGATCAACAGCGCCCTGGGCGCCGGCGCTCGGCAGGTCATCAACAACAACGGCGGCAAAGTGTTCGATGAGAACGGCATGAAGCGATATCAGTGGGGGAACTTGGCCGCATGAGCTATGGCATTCGGATCTGGGGCGCCGATGGTGCGCTACAGATTGACGAGAACTCCTTCACCATTCGCGTGGTTTTATCGACGCTAGTTACGTTCGCTGTGGGGGCAAATAAGAGCAGCCAGGATTTCGCAGTACCTGGCGTAGGCCCGGGCAACGGCACGGCCATCGTGGTTCCGATCGGCCCCTATGGGGACAGCAACCTGCAGTTTGAAACCGAGGTGCTGAACGGGGTGGTGCGGGTCTACAACCACACCCGAACCTTTGCCGCCAGTTCCACCTCGTCCGGAACCATGCGCCTGATCGTGATGAGGTGGAGCTGATGAGCTACGGAATGCAGTTCATGAACAACGGCGACGTGGTGACACTCGACTCGGAGTTTGCGCGGCTGATGGTGATCTCCACGGGGCGCTATGCGCCGACAGAAGAGGGTGGCCTTGGCTCGACTACTACTTTTGCGCGCCCGGTTACCTCCCAGGAACCGCCTCTGGTGTTCATCAGGCCCGATACCGTGAATGGGGTGGCAGGCCTCTGTCGGATGCGGCTTACAGGGTCTGCTGGCAACTGGACGGGCTTTTACGTTCGGGCCTATAGCGCAGACACTGCCCAGCCCAATGGGCGCTACTTCGTCGCAGCCTTTGGTGCTCAGCCAGTGGCACAGTACGGGGCTCGCCTGTGGGACGGTACCGGAAAGCTGCTGTTTGACTCCGGCACGTCTGCGGCGACTTTCACTCGCGCCTTCCAGAACTGGAGCTACGTCAAGGACGACAAGGATCCGCAGGGCCTGACGCGGATTTACTACACCGTGCCGTTCAACTTCCCGCAGAACGAGTTCCTGCTGCTGAATAACTTCGGCATGAATATGACCGCGGGCAGTGCTATTCCCAGGAATCTCTACTGCTGGTGGGACTTTCCCAACAACACGCTGTACGCGATCACGATTGCCTCGGCAAACCCGATCGCCTTCTTCCTCCCTGCGGTCTTCGCGAAGATGAACAACTGAGAACAACCTGATAACCAGCCGGCCATGAGCCGGTTTTTTTTGCCCAACGAAAGGATAAACCCATGGCTTGGCTTCGAGCGGGGACCGTGGCCGTTACGAACGGCTCAACGACGGTGACCGGAACCGCAACTGGTTTTGCTGCAAATACCCGGGTAGGAGATGCGTTCATCGGCCCAGATGGCCGTCAGTACGAGCTTGTTAACGTTGCCAGCGATACGGTGATATCGATCACCCCGGCATATCAGGGCGTTACAGCCTCTGGTGCCGCCTACGCGATCATGCCAGTCCAGGGCTATCAGAAGCTCCTGGCGGACCAGGTGCGGGACTGGGTGAATAATTATGGCGCGAAGATGGCGGCGCTTGGCACCACTGGCAACTACGACATCTTGCCAGTAGTGAAAGGCGGCACCGGCGGCACGACCCAGGCTGCTGCGCGCAGTGGCCTGGGTCTCGGCACGGCTGCAACTGTCGATGCTGCGACGCTGCCGACGAAAGCGGCATCAGGCATCAATACCAGCACCGCTCCGGACGCGGCCGGCTATGACAATCCCGGCAATGCTCAGGGAGGCGGCCTTTACAAGATCGGCGGTGGCTGGTCGTCGTCAGGCCTGACCTACGCCGCGATGATTCGAGTTCCCTACGCCGCAGCTTACGAAGCCCAGATCTTTTTCCCCATGGGCCTTACCACCAACAAAATGTATTTCCGCAGCGCGCTGGGTGTAAGTGGCGGCACCCTGGGTGCGGCTGTCGAGATCTACCACACCGGCAACACCACCCGCGGCTCCGGCGGCGTGTTGTCTGCCGCTTCGCCGATTGTGCGTATCGCCAATGTTGCGGATAGCGATCGAGGCGACCTTCAGGAGCAGACCTTCGAACCAGTCGGCACCTGGGGCGTGGCGAATGAGGAAGCCCGCGGCGTAAGTGTCGAGCGCCTGGCTGTTGGTGAGTATCGCGTAACTGGCAGCCTCGGCCTGGCGCTGGAAGGCTGGCGCACGCAGGACCCGTGCTCGCCCGACGGCGGTGGCACCCTCGGCATCACCGAGAGCGAGCAAGCCGAAGACGGCACTGTGATCATCCGGCTGTTCAAGCAGCGCTGGACCCTGTCCGAAGACGGCGAAATGATCCCCGGCCGCGGGGCGCCACTGGACGTGCCGCTCAACAGCTGGATCGACGTGCGCCTGGAGATGCCGCAACCAGAAACACCGCCACCACCGGCCACCCTCGAAACCGAATAACAGCCCGCCACTGAGCGGGCTTTTTCTTGCCTGGAGAAAAGCATGCCGAACACCGAAACCCGCGGGGTGCGCAATCGCAACCCCGGCAACATTGATTACAACCCGGCCAACAAGTGGCAGGGCCAGCTCCCACCCAACCCGGTGCTTGAGAAGCGGTTCGCCCGGTTCGATACGCCAGAGAATGGCATCCGCGCCCTGGGCAAGCTGCTGCTGACCTATCAGCGAAAGCACGGGCTCAGGACAGTGAAGGCCATTATCAGTCGCTGGGCGCCGGCGGTAGAGAACGACACGGCTGCCTACGTGCGCGCCGTCGAGGCAAACACCGGCACACGGCCGGGGGCGGAGATCGACCTGACTCAAGCCCAGGTCATGGCCGGATTCGTCAAGGCGATCATTCATCATGAAAACGCAGGCTACGCATACCCGGATGCGGTTCTGGCCGAAGGCGTGCGGCGGGCGCTGACATGAGCTCTGTACAGAAGCTGGCCGGCTTGCTGGTCCTGGCTGGTCTATTGATCGCCGCCGGCGCCGGTGTGGGGGCTTGGCTTGCCGCTGGCCACTACCGGGCCTTGCTTGACGCTGCCCAGGACGATCTGGCTACAACCAAGGCTGGCCGCGACCACCTGGAAGAGCTGGCGGGCGAGCAGGGCAGGAAGCTCGGCGACCTGGTGTTGGCCGGTAGAGGGCGTGAGCAGCGCGCCGCCCAGGCCCAGGCCGACGCCAGAGAGCTGGCCCAGGGCGAGTATGCCGCGGCGAACCGCCTGTTGCAGGAACGAACCGGTGGCGACCAGTGTGCGGCCGCCACGGCTGTTATCGATCAGGAGCTTGGGCTATGAAGTTGGTACTGGTGGGGATTGTGGTATTGCTGGCGGGATGCGCCGCCCGGGAGCCGGAGGTGCGCACTGTGCGGGTGGAGGTTCCTGTGCAGGTGCCGTGCACGACCCAGGAGGTGGAGGTACCGGCATGGGCGGCAGCCGGCTTGAAGAAGTCCGACGCCCTGGAGGTGAAGGTCCGGGCACTTCTGGCTGAGCGCAGGCAACGGATTGGTTATGAGAAACAGTTGGTGGCAGGGATCACTGCTTGCCAGTAGCAATATCACCAGACGTCAGATGATAGTAGTGCTGATACACACGATCTGCATTTACACATGTCTGCGCATACTGAGTGGTGGTCATCCCTAGCCTTGCAGACTCCATCCTCATGAATCGCTCAAGGAATTCATCTCCACCGGGCATCTTTGTCGACTCCTGGAATTCGGCCATCTGGATGAGGATTGTGCAGCCACCAGATATTTTTGCAGATATGAGCGCGGCATGAAATTTCTGCATCGGAGTTTGATCCGCGGCAAATGCATAGGAGGTCAAAACGAGCAGAGCACCCAATGTGGCCACGTTCATTTCGTACCTCCAGGGCATGTGCCTTCAATCCGAGCGATGAGCTGATTTCCTTGATTTTTGGAATTCCCCACAGCTTGATTTACACGGTACCACTCGAATGCCTCGGACGGTTCGCACTGGTGCAGCACCATCTGTTCGGCGCGCTCCAATGACGTCATCGGGTCAAGCCATTCACGGGCCAAATCCGTGGACAAGACAACCGGCCGCCGGTCATGAATGTCGACCATGCCTCCCTGGGCATCGGCGGTGATGATCACGAAGCCGTCGTGCTCACAGGGCGCATTGTCGCGGGTCGGGAGTTGACCGATTGAGGCGCAAAAGGAAGGCGGACCATCTCGGCGCCGGATGTAGTAAGGCTGTTTCTTTGGGTCTCTATCCCCACCGCATCAGGTCGGCGTACAGCCCCTCTTCAGAACCTTATTTTTATTGGGAATAAGATTGATGCTAAATTGTTATTTCTGTTCGATAATTATGAAATTGACAGAAAGGGTTGATCAGCTAGAGTTGTTATCGCGTATCTAAGGTTAGGTTCGTATGAAAAGGAGAGGTTCTGATTCGGAACTTCAATTTATATGGAAATAAGGAGGCTGAAATGCCTGAGTTGGCCAAGAAAGTTTCAAACTTAAAACAAGGGGGCGTTATCCCCTTCACCCTCTTTGATCTGGACGGAATTTCGATCACTTTAGATCTGCCCAATATATTTAAGCTCAAACTGGGGGAGGAAGATGACTGCTCGGCTGTTCCAATGCTGACAAATAATTCGCCCTATACCGTCATGTCTGCAACTTTTAGCATCACTCTCGATGAAAGTGTGTTTAATCCTGGTAAGGAAGAGATTGCGACGGTGCAATGGCTGAATTCAGACAGCTTAGCGCAAGTAAGCTCCATGAGATTCACTTGTGGGCAAGCTCTTGTTGGTCAAAAAATTCAATGTGTTCCTGAAACTAAAGGATACAACGAAATTCAGTTTAAAGCCACAATGAATAGTGGGGAGGGCAAGGAGCTCCTGAGTAAAAGTTTGACTCTTGAATCGATCCTCCTAGGAGCGGTTGCTTCGAAAGCTGTTCCGGATGCAGGGCCCGTTATTAATGTTAGCGCGAGCAACAACTGA